CCGCCGCTGTGAGCGGTTGCTGTACTGAACCTTTAACTTTGACGATGTCAAGTCGTGCGGTATAGGTTTAACAACCACCCAAATGCCATGCTGGGGAGAGTGGCGTATATACCCCGCTCCGGCCATGAGGTTGAAATAGGCATTCATGGTGGTAACCGAACCGTACTTACGATAATTTTCTGCACGTTCCTCCAATATGGCGCGTATAGCTTTCTGTGTTACCAAACTGCCATACGAGCATTTGGACATGTATTCACGGATAACGCTCCAAGCCGTGACGCTGGTCTTTGTTCTTCGAAATACCATGGCTAACTTTCTTTGTCGATTTTGTAGGCGTAATATTGTACAAGGTACTCCAAAAACTCCATACGGCGTTGTTTATCGGCGATAATCCACCAAAAGGCCACTCCTTGATTGGCATCAGCTGGACGTACAAACTCTGGGATGAGTTCAGATACCGTTGGCCTACAACATCCTCTGCGACGAATAATCTCGAATATCAACTCGTTGAACTCTTTGTCGTCAGTTTCTTCATGGCCATTTTGAACTATCGTATTCACAAACAACGAGCACAAGCCGCAGTAGTTTTGAGGATTCTTTCGCCATTCATCACGCGCTCTCACGCATATCTTGAATCGCCATTCATTTACAGTCATCTTTTCAACAATTTCGTTTCACAATCACGTGCCTCACGCATGCACACCACATACACTTGCTGGTGGGGGATATAGCGAAGGAGGTTTACCCCCTTTCCCCCTACTGCCAATGTGGCTTCTTGCTGTATGGGTCGCGTGTCGTTGAAGTGGTTTACCCCTGTTTATCCCGAACACCGTTGCACGCTTTGGTGACCACATAAACGTTGTAAGCCATTAGGCGACGCAAAACGTTCCGGCGAGGTACGTGTATAGGCTCGTAAAGGAAAACTCGCTGCCAATGAGATTTTCAGCCCTACAACGCGAAAAGCCCCGGCGTGAACCGGGGCCTCTCTTTACGAACTGCTGTCGTTACCGCTTGGGTGGGTATTTCTTATTCGAAATATACTTAAACCACCCAAACCAATGATTCCAGAAGTGACGCGAATAATCGGGGTCGTCCTGGGTATATTGGCATTCGGTTTCGAAACAGATGTTCTTGTACGCCATGTTATACGGCGGAAGCAGGATTTCAATCAACCAGCATGCCACGTACACGGCATAATACGACGCCACCCAAAGCAACCACCACCAAGGGTTGTAATCGTAGATGAGCCACGTTGTAAGGAACAACGCAAAGGAGGTAATCATGATTTGAAGAACCTGGTGCCAGTGACGACGCTCGTGACGGTAAACAGTTGCCGGGATATTACGTCCGTGTGCCGTATCTTCGCGAACGAAAATCATGAACCACAGGGTCATCATCCAGAACCCCTTGACGGGAATTAGCTTGTTGAAGATAATCCACATATCCTACCGTAGTTTAGGCGCCAGCCGTGGTGTTGATGGTGCAGGCGTTACCCTCGACCGTTCCGCTACCCTGAGCCGTACCCGTGAGGGTGATGGTCTGCAGGAGGTCGGTCTTCTTGGCGTACTCCTCCATGTTGGGCTTGCCCTGAACGTCATCCCAGTTAACCTGGGCGCTGCCGCCGCCCTGACCAGCATCGGCCAGTTTCAGGTCAACAATCTCGAGCAGGTCGTTGACCGTCTCCATCGTGGCGTAGGGAGTAATCTGCAGGCTTTCGCGAATCTTGGCGACGAGGGCCTTAATCTTCTCTGTGTTGCTCATAATTTTGATTATTAAAGTGTTAATGAAAAGGTTTCTAACTCTTGGGGAATCCGGCCTTGGTGGTATTGTCGTAAAGACCAACGGTCTGGGCCGTATCCCATGTAGCAATAACCAGGTTGTCGGTAAGTTGTATGACCTTCAATTGCCGCGAACTTTGAGAGCCAGTAGGCACGCCCGGTGTGTCGGTGGTGAAGGTCACGGTCTTTTGACGTTGAACTCCTGTGTAGTTTGGGTCCGACGTCACTTCAACCGAGGTTGTTCCAGGTAGCTTAGCCGGGTCGAACGACACATAGAAACTGTCGCCAGAACCGTCTCCCCAAGCAATTGTTGTTTTCTGAATAGCCATACGCGGTTTAATTGTTCCCGGAGGTAGGTCTCCCCGCCTCCGGGATGGTAGAGTTTGGTGACGTTACGATACGGTGAACGTGGTGTTGGTCGTCACGTTGATCGTTACGCCCGAACCGTCCTGCGGAACGTTGACCGAAGTCTTGTCGATTTCCAGGTAGGGGTCGCCGGCAGCCTGCTTCAGCGTGATGGTAGCGCTCTTAGTACCCTTGGTCGTGGCGGTGATTTGCTGGGTACGCTCCGAGATGGTAGTGTTCTCGGCTGCGTCCAGCGTCAGGATGAATGCGAATTTCTTCGTGGCACCGGGGTCGCCCTCGATGTTTGCGCCCGACGTAGCGGCGGCTCCGTTAGCCTGATAGGCGATAGCCGAAACGTCGGCGACGATGATATCACCATCGCCCTTAGCGAACGTGATGGCGGCGGCGTTCGACATACCGTCCAGAACTACCGTTCCTCCTTCTTTCGGCACCGATGCCTCAGCACCGTCGTCGAACGACACGAACTCAGCAGCAGCCTGCAGGATGGCGGAGAACGTCTTGTTGGGGGTCACACCAGGCGCGGTAATCGTAAAATTGTCCGTCTGGTTTACACGGTTGCCAATCTTGGCAACCTTAGCTTTCAGCGTCAACTCGGTATCGCCCGAGCCTGAACCCGGGGTACAGATGACGTAGCTTTTTGATACTTCAGCCATAGCTTTTTTTTGAGATGAATTATTCTACAGAAAATTCTGTATTCGTAAATATCATGTTCTTGCTCTCTTCAGCGGGATTCTGGCTTACGTACACCACCAGTTTCTCGATTTCAAGATATGGCAAAGAACTCCGGTCATACAACACTTCGCCATTAAGGACAACGCGCTGAACGGTTGGATCGGGTTGTCCTTCGGTAAAGGGCCAGATGACCTGACCGTTGAAGAGAACGCGGCGTATGGCCTCGCCGGACAGCAAACGCCGCCCGTTGAGTACCATATCCGCTATCTTTCTATTGGCCATCGGTTTCCGGTTTTACCTCGATGTACAAAATGTTGTCTTGTTTAGAGGGAGCGTTTTCGGTGATTTCTACACCGCGAACTGTAACTGAACGAACGGTTTTGGCATTAATCGCACTCTGAAACTCTTGCTCGTCTTCGTCAAAGACTTGCGCAGTCCGCGCCAACTTTCCGTCAGCTGCCTTGCAGTGAAGGAGTCCATAGATATTGATCTCTGCCATGACCCTTACGCAATTACACCGGTAAACGTACCCTCCGCAAACGGACTTGCGCTGCGGTAGCATTTATAGTCGCCCTTTCCGTCAACGGCAACCGTTACGGGAGCGGCCATCGGTACGTCGAAACCGCCCGATTTCACGCTGTTGATGGACATCGTCGAGGGAACACACAGCCAGAGATACTCGTTGGCGCCGACCTCAACCGTTGCGTTACCCGCAGGCGACGACTTGATGGGTTGCTTGGTCATGGCCAGAATATCAGCCGACTCCAGAGCGGTCTTAGCCGACGCACCGAAATACATCGGATAATAGGCGTTAACCGTTACCGAAGCGGTCTTGGTGATGCCTTTGATGACGGCCGTCATGGAGTATGCCTGGGTGTCGGTCACCGAATCCTTGATGGTCTTGAGCGTCTTGTCGGAGGTGAGAACCTCGTTGCCTTTCTTGACCTCAAGCGAATCGGGTTCGATTTCCTGGTTGTTGAACTTAGTAGACCAGTTCAGCGTCACCTCGGTTTCAACGCCCTTTTCGAACGAGGCCGGGGTACGGCTCATCGACAGAGCGGTGTACTGGGTGAACAGGATTTGGTTGATATCGTCAACGTCTTTCTGTGAAGCCGCTCCGATATTCTCGCGAGCCTGGGTTTTCTGAGCGTCTTCCAGGCCCTGCGCTTCGTCGTAACGAACGGCCCCTGTGACCTCACCTCCGCCGCTACCGCCGAACGAAGCCCACGCGCCGTCAATCCACATCGAGGCGTCATAGACAACCGGGTCGCTGCCCTCGCGCTTGACGAGGTAAATCTTGTTGGCCTCACCCGTTTGAGGAAGCGACTCAACGACCTCGGTCGAAGTGGCGTTCTGAAGCGACTCCGGAAGCAGGTCGGCGGGCAGTTTGCCGTCCTCGCCCAGCTGGGGGGTCGACTTGTTGATGTCGGACTGGAACTTTTGCAGTTCCTCGTCCCAGATTTGGCCTGTGAACGCGAGTTTGCCGTCGGCGGTCTTCGCGAAAAGCAAGCCATAGATGTTAATGTATTCTCCCATGGTACTTTGAAATTATGATATAACACCGATGAAGTCGCCCACCGCAAACTGGTTGACACTTCGGTAGCAATTGTAATTGTTTCCTTCAACCGTTACCTCCGCCGCAGGCTTCATAGGTACGCCGAAACCACTCGACGAAACGCCCTTGATGGTCATAGGCGCAGGCACACACACCCACAGATAGGCTACTTCGCCAAACGGCACCTCGATATCGCCTGCTGGAGTACTCTCGATTTCACGAGCCGTAAAGGCCAGCACGTCGGCTTCGGCGAGGGTATCTTTCGGGGTGGCGCCGTAGTACATTTTGGCGTTTGCCTCCACGGCGATTTCAGCCGATTTGGCGACGCCTTTTATCACAGCCGTTACCGTGTACTGAGCAGTCTCCGATATGTGGTCTACAACGCTCTTAAGCGCCACATCGGTCGTTAGTACGGTGTCGCCGCGCTTAACCGTAAGCGAATCGGGCGTCACTTCCTCGCCGTCGAACTTGGTGGACCAGCTAATCGTTACGTCAGTAAGTACGCCAGCCGTAATACTGGGCGGAACAGCTGCTACTTGCAGCGCGGCTTTGGAGCCGAATAACGCCTCCTCGATAACGTCTAATCGTTGGTCGGTGGCTTTCTTGTATTGGTCGAAAATTTCAGACGAAACCAGCCCTAACATTTCGGCCGTCAGGTCGCCCTGAATCGTAACACCGTTAATAGAGGGGAGGTTCTCAAGTTCGTTATAATCCATCGTACCGCTGGAGCCAGCGATAACGGGAATCATAACGGCTTGTAACTGCCAGTAGTTGGTATTCCAGAACAAGGTGACAAACGCCACGTGGCTTTCGTCCGTCGTAACGACCAGCGGGTTCAGCTGGGCGTCAACGAAATTCTTGTACGTTACGGTGGATTTAACACCTACCTGCGACAGGTAGGCGACACGAGCCGAAGGCGGTTCGATAGGCTCCGTTTCAGCGTCGGCAATACCGACCATCGACGTGCTCATCGTTGTCTCCAGCTGCTGAACGTAGTCCAACAGCGCCAACTCGTAGTTCTGCTGGTTGGGGACTTCTACTTTGGTCCCCTCCGGCCGCTCTTCGAGGGTCTGAAGGATAAGTTTCCGGACGTCGTTATAAGACAGTGGCATATGGCTATGAATAATCTTGTTCGTTGTACTCGTCGCTGTATTCACGAGTGTCAACAAGGTTATAATTGACGATTATCGAAATACGTTCCAGAGTTTCCTCTTTGACTTTTTCGTCGTACTCCTTGAACAGCTGCTCACAGGTCTTGTGAGCCGTTTCTTTGATGGTACGTTTTATCCACAGCCCGATACAAGCGTCGGGTTGAAGCGTTTCGGCCACCAGCAACGTATTGTTGATGGCGTTACGGAAGTCGCCGTCAAACTCCAAACGTATCTTGCCGTCTTCCTCAGCCATGACGCTGACGGGGAATGGGTCGATAGCTTCGTAATCTTTACGTTCGATGCGAAAGACCTTTTCACTCACGTACACTACCTGCCAGACCGAACTGCCGGCGAACGCCGCCTTAACGGCATTAAACGTTCCCTCGTAATCGGCCGTTTCAGGCGATTTGACGAGAATATTAAACGGGTCCAGTACAAACTCCTCGCCGAGTGCTGCGGGCGATTGTATGGTCACCTGAACGCCTGCACGGCGGAAGTCGGCGTTGTAGAACGTAACGCCGATAGGTAATTGATAACGGCTGCGCAACGATTCCATCTGCAGGTTCTTCACCGCAACGGCGGCTACCTCGAACTGACAGAGGTCATCGTCAGCCCCTACAATCTTGATTTCAACGTCGGCGGCGGGTTGCGTGTTCTTGTTAATAAGCGCGAACGCCATGCATTCCGTCGGGCGATTCTGTAACGTCAGCAACGATACCTGGTCGAATAGTGCGTTCAACGCCGAGTTAGGAACCGGGGTTGAACTCACGTAGCCCCCCAGGCTCATGCGGGGGTCGTTTTGAGGCGCGTCGGGCGACGTCGCGAGCGAGTTAGGTGCGCCTGTCAGAAAGAGCATCATAAATTCACGGTCAAAACAGAGTTCGTCAATATTTTCGACATCCCGTCGATGAGGTCCTTATACCCCGCCGACGAAAGCGTCTTGAAGGCACTTGCGTTGCGGCCGTCGATGTCGCGATAGCGCAACGAGAGAGAGGTTTGACCGCTGTTGAGCGGAACGAAGATATTGGCCTGGGCGTCCGTTACCGGGAAGCGGGCCGTGGTACGGACACCGCCCCAAGTAGTCGCCCCGCCGTCCAAAGCCACGAGTTGGTATTCGATATCGGCCACCGTAGGTACGATAACGAAGTCGTCCCTCTCACCGAGGGCGATATCGCCACTCCATGAAGCCAGCGTAAGGGTAGTGTTGGCGTTATCCACGATTCTCACGCCCTTGCCGGTAGCGCGGTTGAACAGCGTCCATCCGGCAAACACCGACGACGGGATAGTTCCCCCCGCGCTCGATACCGTACCAAGAACGTTGTTGTTACCCTCCAAAATACGGAACTGGAGGTCTGACGACCAGATTTCGAAGCCTGTAATAGTGTAGCCGTTCTCGACGGCGATACGCAGCATATTGCCGTAACGTTCCACGTTGAGTACGCTGACGATATTGAAAGAGGCCGCGGCTATTTCCTCCGTCGGCTCCACATTGAACGTACACGAGTTACGCATATCGACAATCGACATCTCGCCGTTTTCCCAGTTCAGCTGGGCGATGATGAATTCTTCGCCTGCCTGTATTTCGGGAACCGTATCCGACTGTACCATCCGTACCTGGAACGAGTCGTATTCGTAGATAAGTTCGTTGGCCGATGACGGCACGAAGCCCGGCGTGAACGCCCCCACCACGCCATAGCGGAGGTTGCTTTCAGCCACGGCCGGAGCGGCAATAACGGCCGACGTGTCGGAGACCACGTTGATAACCTCGTAGTTGAGGATGTTCTTGGTAGAGTCGATGAACTTGACAGCGTTAGGGAAATTATCGCCACCACGAAGAACCTTTGTGAATTCGGTTCCGACGCCTGTGAGGGTGCCGTCGGTAGTGACGGAAACCGTTCCAGCCTCGTAGTTGGTTACGGCGCGTGAAAGGATGACCCAAGTCTTGGTTTCGGATTGAATGGCCTGCAGCGTTACGGCTTCACGGCTGATGATACGGTCGAAGTCCTTAGTCCACGCCACGCCTGGCGCAATCGAGACAACGTCCGCCTCGCCAGTGGCCGTGATTTCAAAAGCGTTGTTGTCGTAATCGCGAGCGATTCCGAAATTTTTTACCATGGACTTAAACACAGCCTTGTAACCCTCATCCACCATCAGGCGGCGAAAGTTCTCCAATTCGGCTACTTCCAGAAAGAGGTTCGGTGACAGTTTCAGTTTCGACATATCTATTCAACTTTTATGACGTTAGTGTTGGTCTTCAGGTCCACAAGACCGCTATCGCCGTTTGTGTTTATGATAATTGAATTTGGCGTCAACACCAGATACGGCGCGAATTCCGACGGCGTAGTGGACGTATTAACGGGCGTCGTACCGTAAACGAATACGGGCTGGAATCCGTACGGAATCAAGTACTTGTTCACGATTTGCTCCAACTGGGCCTGAGACATCGTGTTGTTGTTATTCTTCAAGAAGATGTAGAATAACCGCTGTGACTGGATGAAGCCGTTAGAACGGGCATCGACGCGGAGCGTTTCCTTCAACGGAAGGATATTGCGGCCGTACACCAGCGGGCGTATCTTGTAGTCCCATATGTAGAGCGTGGCCGTGGCGTCGTCGCCGCCGAGTTGAATCTTCGGGAGAATGTACTCGACAGAATAGTTGTTGTAACACAACTGGGTCCCCAGGTGCGGAGCGATGTTAAGGCCTGGGGCGTTGATGGTGACAGGCTTCGTGCTGTAAGCATGGATAATACCGCGGACGTGATACCACGTGTTGGCCTTTAGGGTGGAAAGGGGTAGTTCGTTGGCGAAATAGTCCGTTACCTGTGTAGAATCCAGGCGGGCGAAACCGCCAGCAATTACCGTCTTGAAGATGTTGAAACCCTCGGTGCCGAAATTCAGCGTGCCTTTACCATCGCTCTTCATCCAGAACGACACCTCGTACGAAAGGTTGCAGTCGGCACGGTACACACGGTCGTCCACCGGAGTAGTGACGTCGCCGCGGCCTAACCCGCCGCTGCCGGTAATCTTCAGGCAAACCTTGTTCTTGTAAACCGGGGTTTTCTTCTCGCGGTCGTAACCTACTATGTACTGGTCGGCTATTTCCTCAATAGCGACGTTACCCGTAGTAACAAAGTCGTCTAACGACTCGAAGTCGGGCGACGTTTCACGAGTTTTATTCAGCTGGTTAGAATCACCCACGCCGCGATACAGTGGTGATGATTGCCCCAGGCACCACCCCATCTTCGAGGCGGGCAGGTTGTCGGTCAGCAACTCGTCGCTGTCCTCAATACCGAACAGCCGTACAAATTCGCCGTTGTAGGGGCGGCCGTCACCCTTACGAGCGAATACCATCGACGTACCGCGTTTGCGGATTTCGTCGTAGTAGTGTGAGGCCAGATACTGGAGTTCTTCTAACGTGACGCTCTTTTCGTCGAAATACAATCCTATCTGGCGAACGTACTCCCGCAGTAGGTCGAAGTCGTTGTAGATGTTTTCGAACCGTTTGGCGAACGATACCATCATAGCGAAGAAACGCCCTACAGTCGAGAACAACGACACGTAATCACGGTCTTCGTCGTAGTTACGGTCGGCGCCACGTGTAACGTATTGCGCCATCACGCCGCGGTAGTATAATTTCTTGAACAGGTTACGTTCGATGCGCTTAGTCTGTTCCGACGACGCCACGGAAGCGAATATCGACTCGTCGATGGTAGGGGCCACAAACTGAATAGGCTCCACCGTGCCTGTAAACATAACGGACTTGAACTCGATAGGAGCATCGCCTCCTTGGCGTATGTACTGTATCGAGACCATCATCGTACCGTCGGCCGTGATGGGGTCCAGTGCTTTTAAGGCCTCGTTGGTAAGTTCTGCCCACTCGGTCCAGAAAATACCGTCAGCCGACACCTGGAACAACCGCACGACATCCGTAGGAGCGCCACCCGTTAGGTCGTCAACAAACTCAGTCAACGACACACGGCCCGATATATCGCACGTAATCGCCACCAACAGCTGGTCGCCCACAGCGGCCATCACGTTGCTAAGTTCGGGATCCTCGGCGCGGTCGTACACCAGGTCGGCTCCGTCGCGGCGATACTTTGTTTCTTCGCCATCCGTAACCGTCAACAGCAACCGCCCGTCGCTCGTAAGCGAAGCATCGGCGGGCGGCTTGTCCAGGCTTATCATCAGGTCGCCCTGAACGCCTTTCGTATTGTTGATGGTCTTAGGTCCCTGGAGAATCTCTGCCTCGTGGATTTCAGGCAGTTTACCCGCGGCCTCGGCCATAATCGTCACCTCGTTCGATGGCGAGATAACGACCTTGCTGCGTATGGAGGTAGTGAGATTCATATCAGATGGACATTAACACGGTTGCTTGGTAGTTTGCGTCTTCGACGTTAGGGTAGAATACCTCAGAAAGAACGCCGTTGTTGTCGATAATCACGTTGCCGTCCAAGTCACGCATCACGAAACTGCGTATGCGCGGTAACGTGTATTCGGGGACGTTGATGTCGTAGCTGGGGTTGAAATGCGTATCGGGAACGTAGCGCACGCCCTCGACGTTCTTGACGACGTACAACATATCCTCCCACTCCACCTTGTCGCCTGGCTCCCAGAAGCGGTAGTCGAACAGTTTGTTCATTTGGAGTTGAATCTGGGTACGGACGTCGTCGGTATTGTAGGCCGGGTCGATATCAACACGAAAGTCAACATTCACGGCCAGCCAGTTTACGTTACGCAGGTTGATAGCCGGGTAACGTGCTCCGGCGATAGAAACGCGCAGCAGGTCGGTCAAGCACAGATATTCCTCAGCGCGGGAATACATTTCATCAAACTCCTCCTGGGTGAAGTTCTGGCCGTTGACCGAAACAACCGTGAGATTGATGCGGCTTTCAGCGGCCGACCCGGTGGTCTGCGTTTCGCCATACCCGCCTTTCAATATCCGCAACACCCGCGGGTTGATTTTCATCAGCACTTGCTCCAACTGCGCGAGCGTGTTCATCGCCAGTTGATTGACGCTTTCTTTGATACGGATACGGAACGTTTCGTCGTCTTCCTGGTCGCGGCCGCCCGTGGCCTGGTATTCGTTGGTACAACTCTGGTGTCCGGGAGGCGTAGGGTTGACCCGGTTCAACGACAGCGGCGGAACGTTAGTAGTGGCACCGGACTTCGTACAGCGAACGGGGATATACGCCAGACGCGAATTTACAACCACGGTGCCTGTATCGTCAACGCCGCCAATGGTAACGTCTTCTGTCGAAACAAACGTCAACCCCGTTGTCGAGGTAAACATCGTGCCCGCCTGGTAGAACGTTCCAGGGTCGCCAATCACGCGGACGTAGGTAGTAGCCGGAGCCGCTCCGAAACGCGGCGCCACGCCCCGTAACGCAGCCAGCGCGTCGAGGTATTCCCCGGCGGCGGTATCCGGGAAGATGTGCCCCTCGATAACCGCCTGATTCACCATAATCTTCTGGCCGATCTTGGAATCGGCATAGGCTATGGCGTTCAAAACCGACTCGGCCGATACATCGGATATCTTGTCGGTTTTATTCAGGAGTATTTCCAGCCACATCTGCTTCAACTCCTCGATGGACGTTATCTGCGTTATCATAGTTTTACTTTTTTGGTCACCTTATCGTTGTACTTTGTCTTAATTTCCAGTGTGCAAACTAACGAGTCTTGATTCTGTTCGATAGCTATCATATCGACCGACTCAAACAGGTCGTCCTGAAGGAACGTATCTACCATCTGACGACGAACCGTAGGTAGAGCCAACTGAGCCGCAGTAACTCCAGCTGTCAGGTTAGGGTCAACCCCCAACAGCGGGTTATCAGGAACCGTACCGCGGTTCATTCCCATAAGTATCATCACTTTTTGGTCGATGTTGTCCTTGTATTTAACGATTTTCAGGTCGCCTATACGCCGGGCCGAGGTAACGGTCGTTTCGTCGCCAGAACGTCGGAAAACGGCCTTTGTTGCCACTTCCTCTTCTACCTCGATAGTAATCTTCCGGGCGATGTCCTTACCATAGACCTGTTCGCCGACCGGAGGTTCGAGAATAGTCTTCACCGCCGCCGGGGTTATGTTATTCACCATGGCGGTTACGGGCTTCAACTCGTCGATTTCCCACTGGTCCTCTTCCAGGTCGTTATCCATCATCAGTTGCTCCCATGAAACACGATCCATACCGTTGGACTGGATAGCCGCCGACAGGTCCTCCATCGTGCGCTGTGCACCGATAGTGGATTCCACCTGAATGACGGGCTTGTAGTTACGGGCTGTAAGCGTAGTGCGGCGGAACTTAGGTAGCTTCGTAACCTTTTCCACCTGGACGACCAGGTTGTCTATCCACTCCATCAGTAACCAGTAGCCGCAGTTGTCGAAACGGTTATCGTAGTTCTTGAACTGAGCCTGGAGTTCGCGGCAATCATCGAGCAGTTTCTGGAGACGGCGCAAGCGGTCGTGGTCGACGCTTTCGCTGAGTCCGGAGAAATATTGGTTGATGGACGAATAGTCGTTATCAAAAAAGTCCTGATAACGTTCCAGAAAATCCGTCAAGCGGTATTTCGTGACGTTAGAAAAGCGGATTATGTATTCGGGAATCAACATGGCTAAAACATATTCATGACGCCGCACGTCAACAGGTCGCTAACCTGCCCCAGTACCCGCGTTACACTTCTACTCAACGATTGATTCATAACCTGCCCCAGGAAGTCGTTTACCGATTTGATGGTAGTATAGGCCGCTACAGCGCGGAGTTCGATGGAGTAGTTCCAAATCATGTTGTTGTTCTCATCCATCGAATAGTTATCCTGTACGACCTCCACGTAATATGCCGTGTTGAAGGCGTGGTTGGTAAACACCAGCCGATAGGGCTTTCCGTTAGGGTCTAATTTCGTAGCCGCAGTGAGGATTTTCTGCATCATCTTGGTAAGGCCGTACCCCGTTTTGGCTATCATCGTGCGGTTATCGCCCACTCCGGCGGCTCCCGTAAACATGCCGATGTTGAAGAACGGAATAGATGCCCCCTCCTCGGCTTGATCCTTAAATTGTTGCTGGCCGAACGAAATACGTAACTTACGACCAAACGTCCCGCGTAACGAAATATCAACGGGATTAAACGACGGATTAATCATCGACACTACCACGTTGTTGGTTTTGGTGATAGTAGTAAGCGAAGTCCGACTTTCGGTGATGTTACTGGGCATCACAGGCAGATTCATAAAAGCCGCTGTTTCTCCACTTGAACGAAGCAACTCCAACGTACACATGTAGTACTCATAGTCGTCGGGTGCAATGGCGTGTACCAACCCACGTCCCATCGTAACGAGCGCGTCGCTCGCCGCGGTGGTGAAGTCACCTTTGGCTTTATTCAGAACTGTTCCTGCTATGGTCGGCATCGTCGTAAATTTACATCAATTATACTTGTCACAAGGGCAGCGCCGACAGCGCTTTGTCAGCAGAAGCCAGTAGTTGCGCCGCAGCGGTTACTGGAGCAGGTAGCGGTAGCATGAAACCGCCAACGATTCGTATCACCTGTTGTACTGCGGCGTTGCCGGTAGCGACGGTGGCCTTAGCCGTAGCCGCACCCGACTTAGCGGAAGCGATAACGCCCGCTGAAGCTACACCCGCCATAGGGTCAGCACATACGGCCTGAACAGCCAGCGTGGTGCAAGCGTCGATGGCGTTCTGAGCAGAGGTTTCGGCTGCCGTGAGCCACGTTTCGGCTTCGTCTATCTTCTGTTGTATGGCTTCACCCACGGCCGACCGCATCTCTTCGACGTAGGCTTCCGCCTGGTCGGTAGGTAGCGTGTCGATGTATTTCTTACACGTAGCGCGAATAACCATCTTGGGGTCGATTCCTAACTTTCCCATGGCGTTAATGTGATAATTTCTTGTCCTCCATCTTCGGCATTTCGCTGGCCATCCAGCTGGAAAGGTTCGAACCCGACGAAGCAATCAGCAGGTCCTTTTGTAGAGCCTTTACCAGCGATTCGATTTGTGCGATATTCACCACACCGCGGTTCTCCCCGCCGTTGAACGAAGCCTTGTTACCCTTTACGGTGAAAGTGGATTTACCGTTCTTGGTCTTGTATGAAAGGGAGTCGCCATCCAGTGTAACCTCAACCCCCTCTTCTGTATCAACGCCGTCGATAATACTGGCGATTATTTTCTGAGCGCTGGCGACCTGTACAAGCTTCGCTCCGGTAACGTTTATTTCAGCATCGGAAGATACGTTTACTTTGGAATCTCCGTTTGGTGATGTTACTTTGATATTTAACTCGCCAGGTGTCTCCGCTGAACCGGAAACCATAACGTCGATTTCGCTATTGGAAGCGTCCAGAATAAATTCAACAACCGAATCGCCAATTTGCTTTCGAAAACGGCGCTGACCAATTTGTTGTTGGTCTAACTCCGAAAGATTTAGATAATTAACTACAACAGGCCACTGTTGTAAATCATCAACCACCCAAATTACGGGCGTACCAAAAGACTCGGTATCAGGCGGAAATTCCACCATTTGTAAAACCTCCGGAGCGATAGGTACATTCTGGTATATGGAACGGCCTGGACCGCCCTGTATAGTGACGGTACAAGTCCGCAAGCAGTTTTCTATGTAGGTTTGTCGGTCTACATCAGACAGCGGTAAAACGATATATCCTATGCCGGCCGTGGCATACAACGGCGTCTTTTGTGGCGTTTGTGCATTAACCCTCATCATCTATTTCCTCCTCTGTCATATAAAGGTTTGTCCGTGTTTCCAGAACTTGTTTCTTGCTCCAAAAATAGTCCAACACCTCTTTACGAATTTTGAAATTAGCAACGAATTTGAACAACTCGTTTGGATAACCTTTAGAATCGGTAGTGCCGATATCTTTCCAAGCCGTTTGGTCACCAAAATCAACGATATCGAAATAACTATATGGTAAATTTTTGTCATATTCTCCATTACGCCAAGCGCTATTGATATTACGCACAAACATACCATGAGAAACCTGAAGCGATGTCGTTCGTTGAATACTCTCACCAACGCTCTTGAATGTATTTGAAACCTGCTCGACGTAGTAAAGTTCTCCGGTAGGTACAAAATACACCCACGAACCGCGTTTTATACGGCGGTCGCCGTAAAGCGTTATCGTTCCCTGACGCGTGAAAGGCACATAAATAGTGCTTTCTATTAAGTATTTGAGGTCTAATAGACAACGATAGTGTGAACGAAGAACGTTCGCTTTCGTAACATCAGCGATTTCCTTATCCTGATTATGAATAGCGGATTTTCCGTCGGCTATCAGATTCACATAGTTGCTTTGGACGTTACAAACACGGGAGCCAAACAGCGCCGCCATCTCCGGGAAGAATACGGCTGGTATTTGCCCGATGTCGTCGTCGTTATTGAAGCCGACTCGTGCGCCTAACCGATACCAAGAATATGCCGTGTTAACACTCCACGTCAACGACGTATTCAGTACCTTGTTTGGATGTATCGACAAATAGCCGTTGTTACTATACAGGGCGTCGGCGTAAGCGTCACGAACTGCTGCAGCATCGAATGGCGGCCGACGGGCAATAAAGTAATACTGGTCACCCCAGGTATCGCCCATAAACTCAACAAACGGTTTCTGGCAAACCTTGTTAAACCAGTTCAAAAGTGAACCCGTGGAGTTTGTGATTGTAGCATCGAACACTTGCCGAAACGCTACATTATCATCAACGATTATCTTTATTATCTGCCAAATGCCCGGTAAAAAGTCACTGGTGGCTGTGGCGTTTTTAGGTTCTGTAACCTCTATTTTTACGGGTTCCGTTTTGTTGTTAGAATACGGTAATTTAAGTTCTGGCGGAACTCTCAATTCTGAACGCCAAAGATATTTCATCCGCCATTCGGCGTTTGTAATAAAGTCTTCGTTGTCTTGTTCAGGGCGGTAGGCAAACTTAGCAGAAAAAGGCCAACTGTAAGGTGCCACCTGTTGGTCGTATGCAGATTGATATTTCTTGTCGTTTTCGGAGAGTGCAAAGCTACATTGGCTCATAAACTGTGCAGGCATAAGCCACTTCCCAGCGCCAGCTAAACCTATTTGAATATGAAGATGCGGTCCTGTGGAATACCCAGTATTTCCCGTTGTAGCGATAGGGGTTTTGGCTTTAAGCCATTCACCTTTCTTCACGTTGGCATAAACCTCATTAAGGTGCATGAGCCATACCTCTATATAATCGCCATTTTGTATTGACTGTTCGGCTATGCGATGGCGAAATAACTTTTGGCCAAGCGCAAATCCCTTACCGACGTAACTGCTGCCCATCCCGCCGTTATTAGGAAACTGGGCAGGGAACAAAAGTCGTAGATAGATACCTTCGGGTTTTTTCTTGTTGGTATTCACTTCAGCTACAAGGCAATATTCGGGAGCCTGCAATACCGTTCCAACTGGTAATGCAAAATCCAGGCCGCGGTGGTAGCTAATCTTTACCTTATCGCCAATTTGGAGTTTGCGGTTTCCCTGCACACACGAAACGATGATAGGTCGCTGTTCCGTGCCATACCCTTGTATCCAATCCTTTTTCCAAATAGGAAATACTGCCAAATCAGTTGCCATCGTTTACGACCTTTTTCTCGGATGATTCCGGAGTTGTTTTGTAATCAGTAATCGTACTGCGTGCGTCACCCCATTCTTTGAACACGTCATTAGGGGCAATAGCAATATTCGCCAGCCGTAAAATAGTTTTCTTTAATACGCTTTCAACCGTCCAGTAAAACTGTTGGAAAGGCATAATATAACCGCTATTAGCGCGCACCCGGTCCACCGCCTTAGTTATGTTTAGTAAGTCGTTGTTTCGGTCTCCAAATCGCATATTTTGGACTCCGGCGACGTTAGGGAACATGGTTTCAGCATCGGCCTGTACACTAACCGAATAAAAGTATGAACCGTCATCAATCAAAAGTTTCATCAAATCACGGCCCGATACCTGTATGCCGATAATATTACCGGCAGCGTCGGTATTGGTTGTGACGTTATCGACAAGTGCTATCATGTCCCATACGCCTCCAGCGAGTTTAACCTCATCGCCGCGCTCGTTATCCTCTTCCATATTGAGACGCTCGAAACGTAGAAACAAGACGTCGTTTGGTGAAATTAACCAATCGAAATAGTTAAACTCATAAAAGTTGCCCTGGCGAAACGTCGCCTTGTAATAATCATCGGTAGCGGCTTCAAGTTGGCTCAGCGTTTCTTGATTCCCGTTGGCGTTTTTAACGAGTAATTTAGCCGGGTCAGCGGGGATAAATGGTAGCGACAATGAGAAATTACCGCCCGTCTCCGTCACGTTAATAGTCATGTAACTTACATAACGCGATATATCGACTATGGCTTGGGGGTTATTGGCTTCTGAATGCATGAATTCCTTGACCTTAAACCAACCAGCGACGCGAACGTTTGGCGCCATTTTGACGTAGTTATATGTAACGGCATTGGCGACGTATCCTGAATTTTCAGTTATCTCCTTTAAGCGTTCATCGCTCCACGCCTTGTAGTCGGTAACGTCACTAACGATATTGGTGGCATATATCACGTTATCGGGAGTCACGTTATCGTAGTAAACACGAATGACACAGAAACGCGGTAGTGTCATGGTGTATTCCAGGTCATTTGGGGTCAACGAACTGGCGGCTCCGCTCTTGCCTTTCAGAGTGGCATATTGTATCTTATCCATCAACGACATGGCGTTGAAGATGGAGACGATATTATCTTTGAAAAGTTGTTCTGGGGTAATGCCCGTTATCTTGTAAAAGGCATGAAAATCCGTTATCGTCTTGACTCGCTTTTGGTCATGGACAATATCGACATAGGTTTTTTTCGTGTTCGAAGCCATCACCACTCGCCTTTATAAACGTCATTACTGTCGGTCATATAGTCACGCGATACTTTAGCTAAAATTCCGGTGAAGAACTCTTTCATGCTGTCTTGAATTTCACCCGCCAAAGTGCGCAAACCAGCCATGTCGGTTACGTTTTGGGCTTGTCGATGTGCCGCTTTTTCAGTGAGAGTCTCCTCACCCAAAACTCCTGAAGGACGAGCACGTTGAGCGGCAACCGACTTACGATATTCGGCAGCGGTACGCCCTGAAGCCAAACCAGGAAGAATTTGTTGTAACTGCTCAAGAGGTATATTACCAAAGTTCTCGAGCATGTACTGATTTATGCCCGGGTTGTTAAATAACTCGTCCCATGTGGCTTCTTCCGGGTTTAGGCCGCCTTGCTGTGCCAACTGCTGAATAACCGCGGTATTAAGTTCAACCTCGCTTAGACCAAACGACTGTGGGCTTTTAGGAACCCAGCGTAATGTGCTGAGCGACATCTTGTCAAGTCCTAAACGCTTACCAACGTCAGACTGTTGTAAGGCCATCAACGTATAGGCTTGTTGCATTCCCTGGCCGTTGGCTATGGCACTATCAACAGCCTGGATGGCGTTGCCCATTCGGGCATCCTGAACGGCGTTGCCCATTTGTGACGAATACGCTACTTGTGTTGCGTTGGCTGTTACATAGTCTGGTCGATTGTATCGCGCGTAGTAGTACTCTAACTGCTGTTGTTGTATCTCTAATCGTTCACGAGCGCGGGCATAACCAAGTTCGCCGCCGATTCCTGTATCAATACCGCGGTTGTTGAGTTGCTCCAACTGGTCCACGAGTTTAATCATGGCACTCGAAGAAGTCTCATCGCCATAACGTTCGTAACGAGCAGCCCTCGTCAGAGCCCCTTGTTCCAGGTTGTAGGTTCCCTCATTGGCACGAGCATAGAATACACGATTCTGCGTATCAGCCAACACGCCGCTTGTAGCAATCATCTCCGTTGCCCGGCGAATGAAGTCGGCGTCGTCGATGCCTAATTGTTTACGGGTTACTTGCTCGCCATAAACGCCGCGAGTACTTGCGTCTATCACCGACCCGGCGGCGCTGTACATAGCCTCACCGCCAGTACGTCCACCCCATAAACCGCGATAGTTTGCCAAATCATACGCTCCCTCAATACGGTCCGAAGTGGCAGAAATAGCATATCCAATAGCCGATACCACAGCACTTACTACTGCCGCGGCTGCTGCTCCGGCTGCTGCCGCTGTAATGAGTCCGGCCCCTCCGGCTGCTGCGCCGACTATATTACCACTGGCGGCTGAAGAGAACATACCTACTCCAGCCATGGCTGCTCGGGTTCCTGATACTCCCATGCCCGACGCACCCGGTTGACTTTGGTCGAATTCTTGTAAACGTTTACGAGCCGTGTTGTAATCTTTCTCGGTAGCGGCCCGCTCTATATTATCAACGAGTTCTTTTCGTTGAAGACGTAACCGCCCGATGTAGCTGTCTTCGTCTCCGGAAGACTTCTCGCGCGACTCCTTCCGCAATTCCTCCGCAACGGTCCGTAGAGCGTCCGTCATTTCACGTTCTACCGCGGCCCGCTCACTGGTTTCCTCGGAAGCTAAACGCTCGTCAATTCCTCCGTATTGCTGGTCTATGGCCCGTAAGCGTGGATTATACCACGCATCGAGGTCCTGGGTTATAGTTTTACCGGACGGCAGCGGTTTTCCCTCGGGGTTAAACAGCGTACCGTCGGGCGCAAAAGAATAGCGGCCGACCCGCGCTTCACGTTCAGCGTCGAGTTTCGCCACTTCATCCATGTAACGGCCGCTGTTCACCTCACGCTCCAAGTCGAAGCGATTTCGGATTTCAGCCTGCCGCTGGGTAACGATACTGCGGCCAACGTCGTCGAGATAACCTTTGAAACCGCTTTGGCCGAACATCGGGCCGCCGCCCTGCGATAACGCACTGCGGAGTTCGCTTACGAGGTCTGAAACTGACGCACTCAACCGCGCATCACCACCTCCCGTAGTAGGCGGTTCTGGAGGCGTAGCAGGTGCGCCAGTACCTCCAGAACCGTTACCGTTGATATTAACTGTTATGTCCCTTTCGGCCATTGTTATCTGCGTTAAAAGTCATCCAAGTTGATACTGTCGTAGTCCTCGTCTATTTCTTCTTGGCTCAGTTGTAAAACACGCGAATCGTAGTCATCGCCCATGGCTTCGCGCTCCTGTTTTTCACGCGCCATACGTTGCAACAGTACCTCTTCGCGATACTCATGTAACTGGTCAAAGAAACTCGTCACCCGGTGTTGCGGCGACCCGAAGGATACGCCGTGTTTTCTTCGCCACCAAAGGTCGAGCGGGAACCGCGTCAGCCACCGCGTGACGCTCTGGTCCAACGTGTCGTTAAGCGTCGGCTCCGCCTTTGGCGTTGAGAGACGGCTGAGCGTTTCCTGCCTCATACAGTTTCGACATCATCGAGTTGTACCACGGAGCAATCTGCTGCTTGTACCACGCCGTGAGTTCCGACGCCAGCGCCGAATCAACGCTCATCATCGACTGGCTCTCAGGGATGTTCAGCATATTGCGGACGGCCTTGAGTTTAATTTCGATAAATGCCATGGCGTCGATAACATCCACGGCATAAATCATACTCTTCACGCCGCTGGCCAGCATAACGCCATAACGGCCGCCAGAGTACGCAGTTTTGAGGTTTTCGATGTCGATCATCTCGCCGACGTTCGGGAACTTGACGTTGAGTTTTGCACCCCGGAACTCTACCACTTTCATCTCGGAGAGTTGTTTCTTGTAATCTTCCATTTTTTTAGGACTATTTTGTTTAACAATAAAGAGAGCGCCACGGGTCTTTCGTAGCACTCTCTTTATACTTGGTGTTGATACACAACGCGGCTTTACTCGCTTACGCCGTCAAAGAGGATAGGGTTGATATACTCAAACTCGGTATCGCGACCAGAGATTTGCCCTTCCTGGATGTCGAAGCCCTCGCGCGTAGCGAACGCTCCCTTTACCAGGGCGAACGTTTCATAGGTAGCCTTTACGAGTCCCGTTTCGGGGTCGATTTCCCCGTCCTTCACCTTACGCTGAATAGCGAACTCCAAGCCCTCCTCCTGAAGCAGGATGGCGTTGGCCCACTCTTCGACGCTGGTGGTCTGGCGGAAAGTGCCTTTCTTAGATACGTTGGCCAGGCGGTTGAAATTGATGGAGTACGAACTGCAACTCAGCGACCCGCTCCACTCCACCGCCGGAACCTCACTGGGAGTGAGACTACCGAGGCCCACGACACGCCCGCGGCGGATGTTCTCCGTCACGCGAACATTCTTCATCTTACCGACGGCGACGCTGTTGATGCGGATAATCGCAAGCGGCGCAGTCATAACTCTTTTATTCGACATATATCGCTCCTTTCTTTAATTACGAGTTAAACACATAGTCGAGCATGTTCCCGACGAAGAACGTCTTGTTAACCGGAACGTTCGGGACAAAGTCATACGTGACCTTGTAGTCGCCGTTCTTGGCCGAAACTTTCACGTTCTTCCACGAGATAATCAGGTTGTCGTCACCAACCTTAGCCACGAGCGACGTCAGTTTGGTTTCGGTGAAGTCCTTCACGGTATTAGGTGAAGCCTGTGCTGCCGTATTGCCAGTGAAGCGCGTCTGGCCGTCGAGAATCAGCTCCTTGTTGAGTTGAGCCTTGATGAGAGCAATCGACAACTCAAACGTTTGACCGTCTTCGGCAATAGTCTGCTTGTTGTTTTGCAACGACGTAATACCTTGATTGACGCGATAATAACCCGAAACTTCGCGAACGTGCATAATACCTGCCTGAAGCGCCTTAACACGCTCGCTGAACGTAAGGTCGTAGGCGTAGGCGTCGTATCCCACGCGCTTGAATGTAACGGGCGTCTGGGCAGCCATACCAGCATTCAGACCCATGATAGCAGCGGCCAGGTAAATCGACGGCAGGTTCTTGGTTCCGTTACCGTCCTTACGGGCCACCGTCGGCGAACCGTGGACGATTATTACCTTTTCGTCGTTGTAGTGAACGGCCAGCGCCTGCGAAGTCTGCGTAACGGTATTGGTAGTGAGCAGATCGGTCTTACCCTCGCCGCCAGCCACGAACATAAACTCGTCAAACTTGGCGTCGTTCTTCAGGAACGTGAACAGTTTACCGTTCGAAGAAGCCTTGGTTCCGTTCACCACGCCGTAGTCCGTACACAGGAAGAACGTAACCTCCAGTTCGCGGATAGCCTCCAACACGTCGGGGTAGTACTCGTTCTCACCCTTAGAGCCCTGATAAGAGGTCGTACCACCAGCAAACGCCGTCGGTTTCATAGCCTCGATAGCCGTAGTACCTACAAACGTCGAACCCTTAGTAGGACGGAAATTAGCCATAACCATCGACGAAGTGATGAGCCAGTTGTAGAGTTCGTCGTAGGTGCCAATCTCACCCGACTGGGCCACCATCTCGCCATAAGCCTGCGCCAGCGTGTAGGTGCCGTAAGGTTCGCCTGCGGCGTCCGTACCGCGGTAGTTACCGCGATAAATCGTAGCGATAAACTTCGACGTATCGTCAACACCCGCCTTAATGGCCAGGGCATAGCCGACCTTCAGGTTCTCCAGCGTACCGTTCGACAGTTCGCTCATATCACCCTCGGCGATGCCGTTACCCACAACACCCTCATTCAAGCACGTAAGGACGATGCTGTTGTTACCGCTGCCGATGGTAAGTTTCGCCGGAACGGTAGCGGCCGCACGGGTGTAGTACAGGCGCGGCGTACCCAGCGAACCGTCAATCGGCGTAAACAGTTTCTGCGCCAGGTCGGTAATCATGCCGCCGCCCATGAAGTCTGAGAAGTCTTCGAAATTCTCGAAAGCGTAAATGGCCTTGCGCCCGGAAGCGTCAACGCCAGCAATACCCGCGCCGCCAGCGAACTCGTACGTCGTGTCGCCTGCCTTCTCCTGAGAGAGGCCCGTGTCGATAATCATGACGCGGCCAAACGAGGCCACGTTGACTACCGAAGTAGGCTGGTAGACAGTGATTGCGTACGAACCCGGCTCAACGTAGGTTTTGCCATTCATCGTTACCACAGTACTCATAATGTTATATGTTTAGAAAGTTTGGTTTTATTCGGTTTTACCGTCGCCCGGGATTATCACTTCACCGCTAAACGGGTCGCAAATGTTATAATTGTAGCTGATGGCCTTTACGACTTGGGAGCGCAATCTTGTTGGAACAGTGACCTCGTATTTGAACGCCAGCGTGAGGGCTTTGTGGAATACCGTTGGCGGAATTATGTCCTGTTGAAGGATGATATCGCCACCCGATACTCGCGGGATGCGTAAACCTACCAAGTCGAGATTCGGGGCGTACATCAGCAGCATGGCTTTGAGTACGTTGTAGGCTATCATGGCCTCGGAGGCGTTATCCGACGTGATGAGAATTTGATACTGCGCATCCATCCACTGCGTGTACATGAACTGGTCGGCCTCAGCATCCCACTCCTGTCCTTCACCCAGAGGGGCGTTAGCGGCTTGTTCGCCGGGCAAAATGATGTGAACGGCCAGGGCGGTCGTGACCTGGGCGTTGTATCCCAGGTGGACCTCCAAATTCGCCGGATTAGAGAATATCTTGACCGCCTGGCGGAAATAGTTGTAGGCGTTCATGTGGATGGGTTGGCCGTCTTCGTTCTCGCCAAGCAGCTGGAAGAGGATAGTGTTCCGGACTTCTTGCGGCGTGGCTAACGCGATATCGTCGCGTATCATCTTCACGATGGCCGTCAATACGCGGGCGATAATCACCTCGGGGAGTATCAGTGCATCTACTTTCATAAGTTCTCCAAAAAGTTTACCGATTCGTTGTGTACTATGGTTTCGATGTCTGTTTGGTCGATGGCCTTGTCGGAGAACCGCCTTGCCGTCAGCCCCGGGAATATCCAGCTGAGCGGGTCGCTGTTCTTCGAAGCGCGTCGGAACGAAACATACATATTCTGGGTCGTACGTGCGTAAACGCCTGTCTGCTTGGTGATGCCCTCGTAGATGGAGTGCTTACGCAAATAAGCCGCATAGGCAGGCGAACGGTCTGTTGCGGCTATGGCCCGACGCTCCGTCGGGATGTTGTACGGCGTAGGAATCTGTGAGGCACGTAGCCGCTGCCCGGTTACGAACGTGCGGACCACGTCGTAAACCTCTTTAGGCATTTCGTCAGAAAATCCTGCCTGACCCACCGTGCCTGGCGTACCGTGACGGAACGGAACGGTCAAGTACCAATCGCCGCCAGGACGTAGTACCGTGCCGTCCTTACGCAGTACGGGTACAGTGTGACGGACTCGCGATGACCGCTGGAAATACTCCTTCTGGTCGAAAGGGGTTGCCCCGGCCTCCAGCATCACAGGTAATTCCCCTGTCAGGACAATCGACTTGGCGAAACGGCCGCGGTCGATAATGTTAAGATTTTGGAGGTACTCGGGGCGGGTGGAGTTCAGACCCTGCTTGGCCAACGCTTGCCAGTTGGCATACACAGCAGCCGTTACGGCTTGAACACAGAGTTCAGTTAGATCGTCTATCTGAGCCTGCGTGAGGCTAAACTGAGCGCCTAAACCGCTAACGTCTATGTTGATGGGCCGTGCCATTATTTCACGGTGTTATCGTACGGAACATCACCGTAGCGCATGGGCGGGAACACATACTCGGCCTTGCGGCCAACTACCTTTACAGGCATCGCCGTCAACGCTTCACGCCGCGTGGCGCAAGGTTTTCCCTCGCGTACCTGCATGAGTTCGCGGTCAACGTCGATTATGTGATATACAGGATGGTGCTTGTAACGAATAGAAATGGTCAAATTACCGACTTTAGCGTTCGGGTCGTTACTTTCTACCATGCCGATTAAATCCTTGCTGAAAACGACCCTGTTCTTATCCAAACGGAACTCAGCTGTGGTAAGCGGCCGCAACGGTTCACCGTCGGCCACGTGGAGGAAGATGTCCGTTACCTCCAGTGGTTCATACACCGGATAAGCGAACAGTTCGTTACGGTAAATAGTAGGCCGCAATATCTCGGAGAAATAGCCCTCCAAATCCAGCAACACCACGCGGTCCATGAATCCCATACGGTCCACGGCGCGAGCGGTGATAGCCGCCGTACCGATGTTGAGTTCACTCCACTCTTCGTACTTACGGCGGTTGCCCATGGTCTGGGCGATGAGGCGCGTCTCGCGGCGATTGACGAAGAACCATCCACGCCCGTAGCAATTTTGACACGTGGACGACGCCTGGCCGCTGGTCTTATCGACACACGGGCAACGCATAGCGCGGTCGATGTAGGCGTCATACCCCTGGTCGTAAATAAGGCGTTCAAAACGCCCGACATCCCACCCCACGGCCGGACGCCCCGGTTGTGCGGGGGTCAGGCTCACGGGTGGGGTATCGACGAGCGAGGCACTCAATATGGGTTGTTTCTTGGCCATTATAAGACTTCAAAAGCTATACCGCGGTACTGGTTCTTCAAATTCGGCAACTGTTGGTTCAGTTCGTCGAGGTATTGTTTGATGCGGCCGCCGAAAAGGCCGCCCTGCGCCGAACGTGTCAACGGCGTGTTTTGCGACACCCCGTCAAGCGAAATACTCACTGACGACATGCCCACGCCGTATAGTACATCGCCCAGAACCGCCAGAACGTTCAACGACGCCAACTTAGATATAAAGTCCAGCAGGTCGGCGGGTATTTCGTCCCATCCGGTGACGTATTTCAGCCGCCAGTAGTTCGGGATGTACTTTTGACCAAACCACCCTAAGTTAGGAGCGATACCGTTGTAAACGTACGAATTCTGCGTCATGATGGCGCCCTTTCCGCTGCCTGAGTTGGGAATCAGCGAAATGTTACGATACACGGCTACCGAAGCAATCTTCTTGATAGATAACCACTCCGAGGGGTAGCGGGTCTGCATTACAGAATTGATGAAACCGCACAACGAATGAATACAGACCACGGGGTACATCGCACGAACGAAACCCCAGTTGTTCCACTCTTCGCGAATGTAGTCGCGGCTCTCCTCAATGACCTGCTTCTTGAGTTTGATAGAAAGGAGGTGTTCAACGCGGGCCTGGGCTACCTTGATCTGGGTCTTGATGGAAGACTCCGAAACCCGCTGGCCGTCGGGCGAACACATCGGAATGCCGAAAAGGTAGTTTTCGGTCAACTCCGAAGGACTTATCACGAGGCCCTCGTTCTTGTTGTAGAGGATGTCTAATTGAAGAGTCATTTTGGTCTGTTTTGCGAGTCGTAACGGTAAGACGAGGAAACTACTCCTCGACGGCGACAGCGGCCTTGTATTTCTTTACCAGATAGGCTGCCATCAATTTGGAGTTCTTCTTGAATTTCTTGTACTCGTCCTCGGGGTATTCAGCCTCGGCGGCGGTTTCGAGCATCTCTTCGAGCGACATGGCACGAATCTGGTCAATGATTGCCTTGTCCTGGTCCTCGGCGGTTTCAGCGGCCGGAGCGGCGTCTTCCTTTACGGCCTTACCAACGGCCAGCCACTCGGGGAGCGTCAGCAGATGACGAGCACAGACTTCGGATACGTTTATTTCGCCGTTACGGTCGATTTGAATAGTACCGTCAACAGGAACGGTAAGGCGCGAACCATACAGGGACGCATTACTGGTTTTCAGTTTCATGGTTTACGATTTAATGAAAAACAGGAGCGGGGCTACCCCCACCCCTGTTTCTCGGTTGAACGATTGTTGCGTTAGTTAGAAGCGCGACCGATGTTGATGATACGAACCATCTTCTTCGGTGCGTACAGGAACGGCGTACCGTACAGCAGCACCATGAAGCGGTATGCGGGCGACAGAATCGCCAGGTCCATCTTCATCAGCGGAGCCAGCTGAGCGAACTCGATGACCTCGTTGTCGAACTGTACCAGGAACGCCTGGTCGCAGTCGGGCAGGAAGTAGTTGTTGTCACGGCACAGATCGCCGGCAGCGCCTGCATAGCCAAGTTTCAGCTCGGCCACCGAAATGTCGAAGATCGGGTAGAACTTGCTGTCCTTGGTACCGCCTTTCTTCGTGCGGTAAATGCGATAGCCCGTAGCCGGGTGCGCATTGTCCACGATCGAGAACTTGAGATCGACAGCCGATCCTGCCGTAACGGCAACCGGGGTCTCGTTAACCACCAGCGACGACTCACCGTGGCGGTTGATGGCAGCAACTGCGTAAACGTAGTTGCCAGCATCCTCCGAATTGAACTTCGAGGTCGTCACGTCGGACACAACTGCAGTCGGAGTGCTGGTATCCCACGCGGGAGCAGCAGGCGACTTGGGATGCGTGGACTGAGCACCAGCCATCTTGAACGGCGCCTTCTTGAAGAAGACATCGTAGTTGAGGCCGATTCGGCCGAACTGCGAGTCGAATGCCTGAACGCGCTGGCCCATGATACCGGCGCTGGTCTGGGCGGTGTTAGGCTGGATGAACTTGTTGCCGTAGAACGTCTTGACGAAGTCCGACAGAACGGCGGGGGGAGCGTACAGCTCGGTTCCGAGACCGTAGTTCTCGACGATCGAGTTGGCAGCGCTCTCGATGGGATCCTCGGTCAGGCCACGACCGCGAAGGTCGATCACGTTCTCGGAGTTGAGGTAAGCGTCCAGACCGCTCCATGCGTCCGACTGCAGCTGCTGAGCCAGCAGACCGTTGAACTCCTGCGGGATGATGTCCGAGTTGCCGTAGTACAGCGACTTGTTCAGCTTGCGGAGAATCCACAGCGTACCGTCCTTGATGGTACGCTCCATGATGTTGCCCACCATCGTGTTGACGAGGGTCATCTGGTGCGTCACGGACTTGGTTACGCCGAGGTATTTCACCAGCTGAGCCCGGCGGATGTAAATCGAGTCTTCCTCGTCGGGGAGTTCGCCCTCGTTGGTGAAGCCACCGCGGTCAGCACCATACGATGCCAGCTGGTTGTACTCCTCAACGGTGTTGTAGGCGGCCTTTTTCGGCAGGTTCTTCCAGAGAACGATGTCGCTCTCGCGGAACGTCAGGTGTTTCAGAGTACGCTCCAGCGACTCCACCTTCAGCGGAGCACCCGAAGCATCGGTCAAGTTCGTCGTTTGACGACCCGTGATGTCGGTTGCTTCGAGGGCTTTGTTCAGCATAGCGACCTCTTCCTGGCTGGACGAGCCGTACTGAGCACCACGCGCTTGGATGCCATAGTCGGCGAGATTGATAGAAAGTCTGTCCATGGTTTGGAATTGATTATGTTATGGAAAATTGTTTGGGTGTTTACTCTACTACCTCGTACCCGGTCTCGGCCTTGAGACGAGCGATGATGTTCTTGGGGAGACCGTCAGCCGGACGTGCCTCAAACGCCAAAAGCGCATCGCCGTACTCCTTGTCGTAGCCCTTAGCGAACGACGCCTGGTCGAGCAACGAAGCAACGGCACGAGGGTTCTCGCGGAACGAGATACGAGTGGTATTGCCACCGCCCTTTTCGATGTCGCCCTTGTCGGCGCCCTTAGCAAACGCACGGTCGATAACCGTAGCCGAGCGCAGCGATTTCGGACGCGGCACCTCGCTGCCGTAGCGTTCCAGTTTGGCGGCGAAGCCCTCGATGACATCGGTCTGGCCCTTGATGATGTTCTCCAGTTCGGTGATACGCTTAGCGTCCTCGGCGCGTTTCTGGCGAAGATCGTTCACCAAGACGGCCGTGGCTTTGATGTACGACTTGAAGTCGTTACCAACGCCCTGAATGGCTTTCAGGAGGTCGACATCGCCGCCTTTCTTCACCTTGCCACCCTTTTTCATCTTGGCGCCGTTCTTGTCGCACTGCTCGAAGCCCTCGTCATCGTCCTCGGTCTCCTCTTCGGATTCCTCCTTCTTGCCAGCCTTAGCATTACGCATGTTGGCGGCATTGTGACGCGGTTCGTCGTCATGGGTTTCGTCTTCCTTACCCATCTGGCCGTCGACGTCGTCACCTTTCTGCACGTCTTCAGCACCGGAAGCCTTACCCTCGGGCGTGAGCCCCAGAGCATCGTATGCCTTCTCGATGTCCTCGGAAGTGATGGATTTGCGTTTGTTCATAACCGATATATTTTTAATTAGTGTGTACACTTCATGTGCGTTCGGTATTGTAATATTTGGAATATCGCGGAAGATAGCTTCCATGACGGAAGATTTGGAAAACGTTTTCTTCGGCTGGCCATCGACTGACTCCGGAACCAACGCCGCACCAGACTCTGTAGTCAGAGCCTTTTTCTCGGTTTTACCACCACGCTCTTCGGTGTTATCGTCCTCTTCCTCCAATTCAACCTCAATACCGTCAGCGTCCACCTGACCTTTGATGATGTTAACGAACGTATGCGGGTTTTTGGGCATGTGTGTTACGGCGACACCCGTAATAACAGCCTTGACGATTTTGTTGTAAAGAGGCGATTTCTTGTCGTTAGAACCACGCTTCAGAACCTTTCCCTCGATGGAATACCCCAGGCGGCGCGTCTTACTGTCCTCTTCGAGGGTTTTGGCCAATTCATAGACCTCGTTGGCCATAGGGGACGAAGCGTAAAGGTCGCTTTCTATCCAAAGACCCTCGGGTCGCAGTTCTACTTTCGACGGTTCGCCAATGATAGCGGCTGGAGAGTTCTTGGCCTGGTGGTGCCAGTTGACCATTCCGGAGTTCTTCAGCGGCTCGACGTCAAACCCCGAGGGGTCCAAATACTCTCCGTCGGCGTCCTTATCCATAGTAGAGGCAATACCGCCGATACGCATAACGGGTTCTCCCGCTTCGTCGGTGGCCTTCTCGATGCGCCCGATGGGGCACCAGAAATTGAATTTATCGTCCTTAAACATGTTCTACGACTATTGTTACCACCGTTATACTTGTAATGTTGCTTCTGTTGTCACAGGAGCTAAGGGTGTACAGGGATTAACTTGTGTAGTTACTTCGAACAATCTTGCAAATCCCTCTGATATTCTAAGAATAAAGGCTGTATATGCCAATATAGTATTAATATCCCCTCAGGATAGAGGGGATATTAACTCTATTTTCCTGAAATATTGTATATTCCCGTTATAAGGTATTGAGGGCCATAAGTACTACCGCCCCAAGATGCAGCCGAAAATAAAAGAGCCTCCGACCCAGCTTCGGTTGTACTTTGATCAAGGAAAAGTCCATAATATTCACTCGGAGTGACGAAATTTTCTACTAATTCCAAGAACACATCATGCTCATATGCGTTTGGATTAATAATAGCTTGACCCGGAACGTCTATACCTGAATAGGAGGTATTTTGTTTACGCCATGTGATCAACACTCTATCTGTTGCTTTGAGTGCTCTGGTGAGATTAATTTGTACTGGGTCCCCATTGCCCGCATCAACGTCAACCGAAACGTAAGTTGCCGTCGTAGGAGTCCACAGTGCCTCCATTCCTCCGCTTGAGGATGCTGCTCCAATTTCTGACCATTGAGTCTGACTTCCTATACAAGCCCCCAAATACGCCTTATTCGACCCTGTCTTGAAAGCCAAGATTTGGAAATAATCTCCTTCGTTGCTACCCATGGAGATGAAACCATTGAATACTCCAGACTCCGGAAATTGGTTCGCCTCAGAAGCCGTGACACTACTTGTATAGAACGGAATAAAATCACCTGCTTTGTAAGTGTAAAGTAGTGAAGATAACGCGCCTTCAGTAAAGGCAGTAACCTGTACGGCTTGTCCTAAGCGAGTAACTGGAGTATTATTCCAAGCTACAACGTCATCTTCCAGATTTGCACGCCCCGTGTAGAACATACCCTTTGCTGTATCTACCATCATATAATACAGCAATCTTTGGTCTCCGGTTATGAAGATAGGACTTGCAATGGCTACACCTACAAATGAAGTAGCTCCATGATTGTTATTAGGGATGTTGCTGGCATCATTGGCATAGAATAAGAAACTCTGACCATCCTTAGTAATATTAACTGAGGGAATGGCAAAGTCTGTAATTTCTATAACTGAGACATCTCCCTTAAACCAACTCTTACTTACAACTGGATAAGGCTGTATTGTTATATCATAAGTGGTAAGATCAACTTCAATCATTACAGTATTAACCTGCTCAAAAGGAGGTTCTTCTCCATTATTAAGTCCAGGTTCACCTTGTGAGTTAATAGGTATATTTCCTGTTATGAAATAGGCTTTACTGTTATCTGACAAAACCTTAAAATAAGGAGTATAGTTTGCTTCATTAGGAAATAATAATAATACAGACTTTTTAAGTTCCTCTACACGTGAAGCATCTATCTTTTGATTCTGAGATTCACTTTCAGATATAGTATAAACATTAAGTCCACTACTTGCTAAGTCAGCAATCTGCTGGGACGTCACCTTTTCGGTGGCAGATACCTGAAACTCCTCGTTTCCGGTAAGGGTCGAACGCTTCGTCAGGTTCGACATGTCAATAAAAGTAGGCATATTGTTATGATTTATAAGTTTTACAAAGCTATAATTGTCACGCCATAATTTCAACGTGCAACGCGGGTTCGTTGGCGTCTACAGATACCTTGGCGCTGGCGTACTTTACGTCGCTCAGCGGCGTGATAATCTTGCGGCACTTTTCCTCGTTGGCCAACGCGTTGGTGAAGTCACGCGGATTCTTCATTCGCACAATCGACAGGTCGATGATGTTACACTGGCGGTACAACTCTTCCGTCGTGCAATGAAGCGATACGCGCTGACCCATGGCGGCCTGACGTTCGATTTCAGCCACCATCAGTTTCTCGACCTCAGAACGGGCCATTTTCTTGCAGTTGTCGTCGAATACCTTGGTGACGGCCGCACCCGGAGCGCGGTAACGAATACGCTTGCCGGCGTAAAGGTTATCGGCCATGGCCTTGGCTTGGGCTTCAGGAGTACGCAACGTCGAAGTGATAACGACGTCGGGGTTTTTAGTAGCGTCAGCCACGCGGCTGATAAGGTCTTTCACCGTGTCGTTAATCGCAAACGCCGACTTGTTAGCGTATGTAATATTTGCCATACGGAATTGTGATTTTGAGTGCTTCTACACTGATTGAGTTCGTATTCATCCAATCCAGCAAGTAGTCCGACTTATCGGCATTGCTTAATTTTACAAAGTCCGCAGGCGTCACGGCGCGTTTCGCCAGGTACTCCTTGAATCCTTGTTCCATGAGGGCAATACGCTGCCCCTCCGTGGCTACCTTCTGGAACAACGGCGACAACTCATCGAGAGTGAGAGTTTCCTGAATAGCCTTACGAAATTCCCGTGCGTCAATGTCATTCAACATCGGGAATTCGCCGCGGAACGGTATAAGTTCCGACGGGCGTTTACGATCGATGTATCGCGACGCTGCGCCTCCTACAACGGAGGTCGTCAGATTGCGCGGTACACCATGTTTGCCTTTGCTTTTCATGGCTTATTTCCTTGTAATTATTTTCGAACGGTTGAACACGATCATGAACGAGTTTCCGCAGTGATTACCGTTAGGCTGGATCATAGCGTCATAACCCTTCAACGCAGCGTATACACCCAATACCTCGTCACACGATCGTGCGGCTTGATATATTCCGGCATAAATATCCTTGTCGGGATTTCCGACGCTGTTGGTAGCCAATTTACGGGCTGTGTCACGCTTTTCTTGATAGACGCGGAAGGCGTCAGCGCGTTCCTTTTGAAGACGGTTTACCTCGTCGTCGAGATTATTGACAGCCTCCTTGACGGCTTCTTCGATACGTCCGTAGTGCTCGCGCATGATCCATTCCTTAAACTGGCGGACGGGATAGTTGTACGGACGTGAAAAGCCGCTTTTGCGCTTAATAGCGTTATTCTCGTACCGGTAACGCGAGAACAGAAAACGCTCCGTGGTATTCGGCATTTTGATGACCAAATCACCACTGCCGTTATTCTTCTCGGTAATGGTACCGCCATTGGCCGTTACCCAGCCGCGGAGGTGGTTGTTCACGAAATCGTCAAATTTCATATAGTCCGGGTTGCCGTCATCGTCGATAGCACCCCAGTCGATGATCTGATCAATCTGCAACGGGATGTCCTTGTAGGCAAAGTCGTCCCAATGCATGTTGGCCTTAACCTGCCTTTCGGTAGTGTCGGTTAGGGTATTCAGTTCTTGAGACAACTTGTTGTAGTTATCCTCCGCGTCTTGCTGCTCCTTGAGAGCCTTCTTGGCTGCAGGAGAAGTGGTAAGCGACAGTTTCTGAATTTCATCACGAGCGTCTTGAACGGTAATCACCTTGGCGGAATTATCCAGTACGGCTTCGATGATAGCCCCGTTGTAACCAGCGTAACCACGGGCGTTTTTGTAAGACGATGTGTGCTTGTACCCCGACGGCGTTTTATTGGCGTTATCAGAATCGTTGACGTGGAAATAGATTCCTTCGCCGTAAATGCCTTGCGTACCGTAGAAACACGCGTCGTTGTACTTGAAGTCGTCAGCGTAATATTCCGTATCGCTGCCGCGCGCATTAACGCCACGGAACAGATGGTATTTCGACTGCGCCACCTTAGCCCAGAAGGTATTGTCATCTACAACATCAGGACGCACATCGAAACCGCGGGCCTTGCAGATATTGGACAGCATCTCCCATCCTACCTGATTATTGGTATTGGTTAACTTGTCCGCAGCACTGGTTCCACTGACGCTGCTGTAGATTTCCGTCAACTCATCATCAGTGAACTCGCGGTACATTTCCGCATCCGGTTTCAGAGTTCGCGGTGCAACCTTTCTTTGCTGGCGTTGTAACTCTACCTCGTACTGTCCTCTGATGCGATCAAGGTCTTTGAAACGAGCCTCGATGATAGCACGCACCTTCGGTTTGGAAGCCAATTTACCAGCGTCAAAAAACGCCAACACCTCGTCTTTGCATGCCTTTAAGGCGTCAATTTGGTTGATAAAATCCCGCGGCGTAAGGTTAGCTACAATCTGTGGGTTGTAGCGAACCATGCCGTCCCAGTCGATTTGACTGTTAAAAGGCTTCTTGGCACCTTGTGCTCGGTAGTCGAACGTACCGCCGTTATCCACGCGATAGACTTTGCCAGCGGCGTCAACCAAGCAGTTGTCATTCTGGTAGATATCCCAGTTGGCCAAAAAGGCATCAACGGCGAAGCCTTTGGCCATAGCGTCATAGTCCTTGGCCTGCGGCTCACTCATACCGCGCATGTACGGCGAAATAAGCGTCAAATCGGTTCCGTCGTCGTACATTTCATATTCTGGCGTGTCGAGCCCCAAGAGGTCATAAACCTGCGCGGCGTAGTATTCTGCAGCAACGTGACCGCGGGAGGTGTTCTTGGAACTCTTGACGACAAACTCACGCCCCTTAGAGTCCTTCATGAGTTTGGCTCCAGTACTACCGCCGAGGTCCTGCACATAGGTGAGGTCTGAAGGATCGGCAGGGAACATCTCGTTCAACTGCTTCTCTTCCTGAGCCAGCATGGCTTTAGAACGAAAGGCTCCTTTTCCAATAGGTTGGCCGTTGGCGGTCTTGTAAACTCGCCAGTCGTACGTCGTCTTGGCGTTAGGAGTCAGTGTCCAAATGTACACCACGCCATTCACGACCTTGGTCTGGCCAGGCATGATGGCTTTGGCTATCTCGGGGTCTTGATCGATACCGTGGATGTGGTCATACACCGATTTGGCGACATACAGGTTGTACGAGTAGTCGTCAGCAAAATCTTCAGACCGTGCCTTGTACGCTTCACACGCCTTCTCCAGTACGGCATCAGATATCTCGCCCTCAGCGTTCCGGAGGGCGAAGACATCGAGTGCTTTTCTGAGTTCATCCATGGCTGGCTATTCGAACAACAGGGTTTCTGCCTTTTCGATCGACATTTCATCAACACGGAGTGCACCAAGATCAATCTCTTTGGCCTTCCACGTATCAGGGATCATGTCTTCAGCACCGAGTGTTTTGGCGCGACGCTTGATCCAGCGGCGAGCGCGTTCGGGGTTCTTAGCGTTGCCGGCGAGGCGGATGGCGTTCTTCAGATCAGACTTGTTGCGGATCGGGAACGAGCCGTCGGGGAGGGCCTCCTTTTTCTTGGCGAGTTTATCGCGCTGCTCTTCGGTGAAATCGGCCTTTTCGAGCGATTCTGCGCCGTTAAGTAACTGTTCGGCCTTACTGATCGCGTCGGAGGTTTCGATCGGTTGAATGGCCTCATACGCGAGACTCTTCGTCAGCGCACGCACGGCACTCTTCTCCCACTCCTTTTGCTTCGCACCGATGAGGTTCGTCCACTCACCGCCCTGTTGGGCCATACGGTTAGAACGTTCCGTAGAGCGTTTTTCTGACAGAATGGTACCGAAAGTACGGGTGGTAAACTTGGCGGGATCGATCTTATCCTTATTCTTGACGATCAAATCGAACAGCTCTTGGCGTTCGGCCTTGTCCTCTTCAGGATCGTCAAGGTGAGGTGCCTGAGGTACGTCCATACTGGCGAATCGGTCTTTTAGTACCTCGATAGTTTCATCAACCGTCAGGTACACCTCCGACGAAAGCGTAGCGCGGCTGATGATAGCTTTAGTATCTTCGTTCTTGGCGAGGTTCACCAAGTCCTTGTTGGTCATGATGATGATACGTCCCGTGAATACGAAATTCGACTTGACGTCTTCAGGGTCGCCGACGACGCGTTTACCACTGGCGGCAGTAGCTTTCTTCATGATAGAAGCCAGGTCGGCGCGGGTGATAACGGAATCGGTATCGTCGAACAGCAGAATCTTGCCGTTGTGGGCCTTGAGTACGCCCAACAGCTGCTTCTTGGAGTTGATATCACCGAGTTCAACGTAGTCATAATCGCCGTCGCCAGGGGCGTCGGTCTCAGCGTCAAACGGACGCTTGTTGAGCAGTTCGGCGATCTTCTTGAAACCGTACGACTTACCAACGCCTGCGCCTCCGGCCGAGATCATGAAGCGTTGCTCCTTGTTGTCCAAGAACTCCAGATACTGGCGGTTCAGGTCGTACATTACCTCAACGGGCGGCTGGTAGTCGGGGTCCTTACGCTTCATCTTGTAGACGAAACGGTCGTAGGCGATACGGTCTTGGCGGTTCTGGAGTTTGTTGAATTTCTTCTGAACACGCGGGTCCTCGGGGTTGAGGAACCAGTCTTCCATAATCTCGCCATCGACGTTTTCACCTTCGCCGTCGTTAATATCAACCTTAGCTTGGGCGTTAGTAGGCGCAACGTCGTCCTGCTTGGAGGTCATCTTCAGCAGCGCGTCGAGTGTACCGGAGGTATCAACAGCCGAAGCGTCGAATTCGTCACGCGTCTTCAACTCCTCATAGGCGATCTTACGCAACTGCGCGTTGCCCTTGGGGTTGTTTACTACTTTGAGCAGATTGTCTGCGGAGGTACGCTTGGCCCACTCTTCAAGGCTGGCGGAACCGCCAGCAGAACCCGATTTACCTTCGTCGGCGGCAGGAGCCTTCTTGTTCTTGGCGTTTTTGTCGAGACGCCAGTTGAACTTTCCCGGCTTGTATTCGGTCCAAACCCACGGCTGCGTAGGGTGATGATCGCCGACGTTGTGCTTTGCTTTTTGGATATTGTCTGACATACGTTGTGCGGTTTTCCAAATAAATACTTGGAAAATTACACTTCTACAGCGTCAAAGTCAATATCAAATTTCTTATACACAATGCGCAACTCCGGTACGCCGTTGATTGGCTTCTTCTTTTCGTCAATACGAGCGTTCAACGGCCATCGCTTGAGTATGATGTCGTGCGCCCGCTGCACGCGCTCCTGGCGTTCGTATACGTCTTGGAGACCGCCGCCCTGGTTAGCTTCCTTGTTCATCTTACTCTGGAGAAGGAACCGCACGAACCGCGCGTAGACGATTCCCAGGTACATGCATTTCAACGAATAGTCGATGTCGCATTTCAACTCTAACTTTTCGTCAAAGTCCAGTTCCAGCGTCCGGAGTCCTTTGAAGACGATCAAGTGCGGAATACCGCCGTACTTGAAGCGCGGGCTGACGTCGGTACAACTCCAGTCGAAGGCGCTCTTGCCCATCGTTCCATACTCAAAATCGGTTTCCATGACCTCGCGATCAAACTCCTCAAAGAACTCGCTGAGTTCTTCCGGCGTTTTCAGCGACAGCCCACACTTGGCTTCACCGTCGATCGAGTAGAAGAAGTTGGCGATATCGTCATCCATCACCACCACCGGGTGATCCTTGCGGAGGTAGGTGTTCTTACAGAAATTGACCACGTAGCTGTAGCCGCGGTTCGAGGCCGGCAGTACGATCAGCCGCTCACGCTCATGCCCGGCTTCAACGTACTTTTCGACGTCCTCTTTCTCCACCACGATGTGATAATCCACGCCGCCCTTTTTCAACAATCGGGTCGTGACGCATTTAGGGCGGTTCTTGGACACGACGAAGAATTGACAATTCATACTCAAAATGGTAATTCGCCCTCGTACCAAATTTCCTCGGGCGGGTTCTGTTCTATAAAACGCTGATAGTTGTCCAGTGTACTTTCTAACGATGGATAAAACAGCAAGAACAACTCCCACTTAATGTCAAACATATCGTCGCACGTTACCCGACGTTTCATCAGTAGGTTTTCGCTGTTGTAGCACTGCACGCGGAACTGACGACGGCCCCGCGATACGTACGAATAGGGGAAGTCGCGATAGTATTCCGCGCCGGACGCCGTATTATACACCGTATCGTGGATAAACTGGTTGAACGGTTGTCCTGCACCGAGAGGCGCCAGTAACGTGTAACCGGGGTTGCGACGCATAAACTTATGCAAATAGTCGCGAAGCGTTTGTTCGGCGAAATTAAGCCCATCAGTCCCGAATTTAGCGCGAAGGTACATATAGACGCTTTCGTAGCTATAATCCCTGTAATGGGTCTTGAAATCGCTGCAACGGACATCTTCTAACTCCAAGTCCAGACAGTCCGCGCCGATTCCCAGAAAATCGTACAATTTACGCTGTTCAGCGAGCGACGATGGCGCGTTATCAACAGTAAGCACCCGAACGTCGTATTCGGGTGCTACTAAAACGTGACAAGCGCTCATCAGGAGGTCACCCGCGTGCGGCTCGACACAGAGGTACTTTATTTTTCCCATGGCCGTTTGTATATCTTCTCGGCGCAGGGGCCGTCCTTAGATACGTCCTCAGCCATACGGCGAATTTCCGGCGTGATAGGCGGGAGCGTTTTCTTGCCCATCTTATCAGGCAGGAAACCGACGCGGACGCTGACGTGTGTACAACCCTGACACGGACGGAACCGACGGTCGTTGTTGTACAGCATCACGCGGGCGGCGTGGAAGCGCGGGTGGTTCCACAGGTCTTCGATCGGCATGTCGTGGATATTGGCCACGGGATACTCACCGCGGAAGTCGTCGCAGCACAGACATACCTGGCCATTCCACCTCACGTCCAGTTCGCGGAACGGGAAAGTACAGCGTTTGTTGTTGAACGAGTCGTCGAGCGGAAACGCCGCGCCACAGTGGTTAGCCAGACGACGCGTCATCTTATTGGTATCGTCTTCGGCGATAGGCGGCAACAGGCAGATACGGCGACCCTGCTTGGGGTAGTAGTACGGAACGCCCGGTTCCAGCGTGACGACGTTGTACTTCTCGATGTCGATTTTCTCGACGAAATTCCAGTCACCCTTAGCCGTGTAGCAGTCTACCAGAATATCATTCATGCCGGCTTCAAAAAGACGGTCCAAATATTCCGACGTATCCTTGGCGTGGTTCATGCCGTACCCGTTGCTGTACATATGAAATACGGCTTTGGGCAGGTATTTGCGAAACGTAGCCACGATGTCGATGAACGCAGGGTTGAGCGTCGGTTCGCCGTGCATAGCGAATACGAACTTACATTTCCACCCTACGCGGGCTACCTCTGAAGCGATACGCTCGGCGGTTTCAACGGTCATGAAATTCCACGGCTTAGTGCCTTTTTCGCGCATGCCGTGGAGACCGCAAAACGAACAACCCAGGTTACACCCCTCCGTCGGTTCAATCTGCATGGTAAACGGAGGGTCTTGTACGATTTTGTTTTTCATTATTTGGTAACTTTAATGTTAAGTTTCACGTTCTTTAACTTTGGATTCTTAAACTGACGTTTGATGGGCTTGGTGAAAGCGCGAGTTGCGGGGTCCCAATCGAAATTATCAGGCTTGTAATTAACCTGACACCGGCAGTAGGGGTGCGTCGGGTTAATCGTCGGGAGCCACTCTGCCACCTTGCGACCGATGTTGTTACCGTTGGCGATAAGGTCTGTCAGCCGGAACAGTTTAGGCTTTGACGCGGGGTCTTCGGGGTCTTCTAAGTACAACTCCCGACACTTAGCACACGCACCTGGATAGACGTCGAAATACACTTTGGCGTCAGGCCCGTGTTGCTTGAAAATACTTTCGGCACGGCCCACGTTGTAGGCTTCGTGCAGGAGGTAGTACGCAATACGCAGCCAATCGCGTCCCCAGTCTTGGGTAAGGTTTCCGAGTTCGCTGGCTATATACCGGGCTCCCTTACGGAGTTGAACGGCTTGAATGGCCTTGTCTTTGATTTGCTGACGTATTACCGATTGCTGACGGAAATTCGATTTGAGGATGGCATTCCGTGTTCCGGTGACGATACGGTTGCCGAGTGACGTGATGTCGGTATAGGCGCGGTTCTTGAGGTAGTTCAGTGCGTTTTCCTCCTGTTCAGTGAGCGGAACGAAGTTTCCCGATTTCAAGAACTGGAGAAACTGCTTGTAGTTCATCTTCTTGGCACGGTCATCGCCGATAGCCTCAGCCAAAATACCGAACAGAAAAGCGTGTTCCAAAATACCTTTCGAGTTCTTGTACTTATCGACGTTGACTCCCGACGCTACCAAGATATCAATTTCAGACTGCGTGAGGTAGTCCAATCCGACGTGCTTGGCAATAAACAGGTACTGCCAACGCCGGAGAATGCCGACCATGTCGTCTATTTGGCGGTTGTTGAAAATCATAATTTTTCGACGTCTTTTCGAGGAATCCATTTGCCTGTACCTCGCGGTGCGCCGCTGTAAGACGGTTTACCTACAAACTGAACATATTGACGTTCAACCCCGTTTTCAGTCAACTTTTTAGTCGTGTAAACGGTATAAACTTTTCTGTTGTATCGAACTCTGTCGCCGATATTTACTTTTTCGTAATGTTTCTTGGCGTATTCACCGACTTCTTCATTATCATAAAAGTCGTTACGAGCAACACCATCGTCATCTATTTCCACGGACTCATTACCATCCCCAACTGTAAGTGTGTGGATGTATGTGTCATTTCGGCGATTTTTAGAATTTCGGCGTTGATGAGGCGCGGGAAACTGTTTTGCGCCTTTGTAAGGCAACCCGACGCGCCCAAGTTTTCTGTTCTCAGGCGTGTTGACGTAACGACCGCTCTTAGAACGCGCCTTCTCAAGCGCATCATCGGTCAAAGTGTTTCCTTGAAAACAGCCAATGGCCTTTCGTAAGTGATCGTTGCGGTATTTACTGGCCTCGTGAAAGATCCTTGTGATTTCGTCTACTTCCATAATCGTACCTTTGATTCATGGCCGCGCTTAAAGATAACCACGCAGTCGTTGAGGTTGATTTCAGCAGCGGTGTCGGTTAGTTTAACGACTTTTCCTACTCTGTAACTGAATCCGGCTTCAGTGCGTACCTTGGCGATAACGACACTGCCCTTGAGGAGTTCGGCGAAGTCTTTAATTTTGACAGCGTCTTCGTCAAACATCTTCTTCAAAAACCAATCGGCGTCAGGCCAAAGGCGGATTTCTTCGTCGGGTTGTAACGACACCGTGATCGATACATCAGAGGGGTGCACCTTCACTTCGCACTTACCGTCGGCAATACGCGACAATGTGCCGACGTTGTACTTCGGCCGACCTCTTTCGTCCCTAACGCGGGTAACAACCTGCACCGGGTATGGCGGTTCTTTCTCCAACGCGCTGTTACCAGTGATTATCGTACCGACATTCCAAATCTTTTCAATCTTCGTTGACGGTATGGCCCAAATTGCCTTTCTTTGTTTCATCCTCGTTTAGTTCTTTAACCGCCGCAGCCGTAGCGTCGGCGATGTACTTCAAGACATCACCGAGCGCCGCGGCGTTATTGGCGTTCCATTCCTTAATGAATCGGTCCTCGTATTGAGTAACGGTGGGGAATGGCGACGGAAGGAAGTGGGTATGTTTGGCGTTGTAGGGCATTACTCGTCGTCTTCGCTGGCAATCATCGCGTCAAGTTCCTTGCGGCCTTTCTTCGATATTTTGACGCCAGCCATCTCGAACATGTTTTCGATTTCTTCAGCGAGGTCGCCGTCTCCAGGCTCCGACTCTACACCGCCCGTATCAACGGGGTTCTCGCGCATGTAGCGAGCCAGTGCTTTGATAGCGCGGGCGTCGCCCTTTTCTTTCACGAACGACTTGAAGCCCTTAGTGTCGAAGTCGGTATCGTTCTCGGCCATATCGTTGAAGCTATTAACGTACTTACCAGCGTCGTCAACGTCGGCATCGGCGTTAGCCTCTTCGCGCATCTTGTCCAGAGCGGCTTGTCCTTTCTTCGAAAGATCGATGCCGGCCTCCTCGAACATATTCTCGATTTCGTCGGCAATCTCGTCATCGTCCAGGTCGCTCTGGTTGGCGTCAGCGCTATCGACTACCTTCATGGCGGCGGCGATATCCTTGATGGCTTTCACCTGACCCTTGTTGTCGATAAGGTTATTGATAGCGGTCTCGAAGTCGTCACCGTCGCCCGTTTTGTCAGACAGGTATGCGTCCCACTTGGCCACGACGCTCTCGCCCGAGCCACGGAGGTTATCCAGCTCTTTCTTGGCCTCACGCGGTACGCGCATTCCGGCTTCCTCGAACATACTTTCGATTTCGTCAGCGATTTCGCTATCGTCCGGGTCACTCACGGCGGCCTCGCTGGGCATATTACGCATAACCTCGGCCAGCTCTTTCACGGCCTTACCGCCTTTCTCCTTCACGAAAGATTTGAAACCTTTGGCGTCAAAATCAGCGTCGCCCTCAGCCATGTCGTTGAAACTCTGGACGAGGCCCTCGGCATCGGCCTTGCCACCTTTACCCTTGGCGTTGGGATCACCGAACTTGGACGCAGCCCCCTGTACGTCTTCGATTTTCTTGACCGTTACGGACTCAAAATTGTCCACGTTGGCGTAGGGGTATTTGTCCACACGGTAGCCCTCGCTGGTCTTGGTAACTACCAGGTCAAAGCCGTCTTCGTCACCGCCAACCTGCTTGATGAAAGCGTGAGCGGCGTCTTCAACTCCGGCGTACTGAGCCAGGTCCTCATCGTCCATCTGGCGGAAACCCATGGATTCGAACGTCGAAGCCGACTTGGCGTCGCCGTCAGCCAAACCATCACGGAGCGACTGGTCACCTTTCTTGTTCTTGGCGCGAACGTTTACGCCACGACGCTCCAACTCAGCCGTGGCTACCTTACGCATCTCAGCGTCGGCCGACGGGTCGTTGGCTACCTTTACGAGGGCCTCTTCTGAAGCCTGACGAGCGTGGTTCTGGAGACTTACATTGGCCTCCGGTGCGCCACCCTCTTCCTGGCCTGCCTCAGGCTTTTCCTGAGCGTTATCGGCGTAAACACCGTGACGCGCTTTTTCAATCGGCGCTTCCTCGATACACTCTTCGATGTTGGTAAAACCTTTCAGAATTTGTTGACGACGTGCTTCGCCATAGTTGATAATTTCTTTCATGACTTTATAGGTTTATAAGTTTCATTTCCAATACAAAGGTAGTAAATTTTCTCCAAACTGCCAAGAGAATTGTTAAAATTTTATGCCAAAATCTAATGTGTACCCCCATTGGTCATTAACTCTTATAGCTGACGCGCCGACCAAAAACCGTTGACGGAAATCGGCTCCGGCGGAAAACTTTTGTGTGCCAAAATCCACGGAGGTTCCTATTTGGGCATAACCTTGTATAAAGGGAATTTGCTTGTCGATAATCGTGCGTTCAACCTCATGAACACGGATGAGCGGTTTGACGTGCGATACAGCCTCTGTAAGGGCGTTGCGCTGGACGGTGATATCGACCCGGAACTCGCCGATACTGTCGTTGGAAAAGTCGAGGGGATATTCCTTTCGGGCCAGGTAGTCGGCCAGCAAGGCAGCGGTGTCGATTTCGCCTGGCAGGTATATCGTGGTATCACGGACGATAACCTGCGGAACGGGAATCTTAACCGTGTCACGGTATTCGACCGTGTCGTACTTTGTCAGCCACTTTTCAATGACTTTAGGGGGTTCAGGGGTATAACTGCTCCGCCCCAGAAAGAACGCGAAAATTAGGGCCGCTACAACGATAATTATGGATGCCGCCGTCTTCATGGCCTTTTGCCGCTTTTAATCATATCCTCGTAAGCCACTATGGACGCTTCGAGTTCGTTGATGCGCTTCTTGTAATCTTCGGCCGCCTGGTTAGCTGCATACTCCTGAGCGCGGAACTCTTCCATCAGGCGGTTGTACTTATCACGGTCTGCCTGGCGTTGCGCCTCGTATTCCTCGCGAATCTTGTTGAGTTCATTACGAAAGTTAGTCATCATCTCGTTAGACAACTTACGTTCGTTTTGAACCTCCTGGTACAGGTTATCATACCGTTCCTTCCACCACGATTCCTTCTTGTCGAGTTCCGTCATTAAGGTATCATATCTCCCTTTCCAAAACTCCTCGCCTTTCAGGTCGGCGTCGGCCTGGCTACACCGCACCTCTTGGGCGTATTTCTTACGGTCCAACATACGCGCCACAATGGCATAGCCAATACCGCCCGCCCCGAATAGAAGCGAAATTACAGGGAAGATGGTGGTCATGAAAAGTCCGTCAGCCATTGCGTTTCATTATTTCGTTAATACGTATGCGTGCAGCCTTAGCGGCACGGGCATACGCGTGGGAATCGTAATTAGAGCGAAGACACCTCAATATTTCGTCAGCGAACGCCTTTATAATATCGGGCTGAGCGCTTTTGTAAGCATCCATGTCTCCCTCGTTGGTAAGCGTAGCCGGGTAGATAATGAGTTTCACCTCGGCACTTACACGATTGAAGAAACGATACCACTGAGGATCGTACGAATCAACAAACGAGAACGACCGCCAACGGATTTGAGGCGTTAAAAGGTCATAGTGGTTTGAAAGGTTGTAGGCGAAGTCCCGTGTTAACGCAGGACAAACGCAATTGAGTGTTAAACTACAGCCATCATCACGGTCCGTGAAAAAGTCCACCGCTATGGCTACACCGTAGGTTCGATGAGGGCGAAAGTAGTTCCAAACGTCATAAGCACTACCAGTAACAACCTCTACTCGACGGCGGCGTAGTTCTTCAGCCAGGTCGTGTACAAAACGACGGGCCTCGGCGTTAAACCGCTTTGACGTTAGATAGACTACTTTACACATGGCTATTGGAGATAATCGATCTTTTGGATGAAACTCGTGAAGCGCAACCGACTCGATGACACAAATCCCGTAGCCCACGCAGTTAGAAGGTAATACCCCTTTTCAGCCATATTGTAAGTCTTAGCGCCATCGGCATCAGCGACACGCAGCGTTTGACCGTTGGAAACGTTACAATAGATGATCACCTGAATCGTGCCGCCAACACTTTCAGTCGTATACGCTTCAAGCGACGAGGGATTATCCAAAAAGCCAAGATTCAGCGTCCACGTTGCAGAAGTGATATCAGAGGCGTTCAGGTTGTAGAAATAGCGATTACCAAGCGCCACGGTGTATGACGAACCGCCGGTCAGCACTGAATAACCGACGCTGCCTCCGATAAGGCCAACAGCCATGTGTTCCTTCCGGATAGCGCGTTCGAAGATTGACGATGAATCCACCAATTTCTTCAATATGGGACCTGTATCATCGCCCGTGATGATCTGAGCAAGATCGTCCCACAGAACCTTGAACGCATCACGCACGCTCCCCTCGACATCAATGAAACCCATGTAGTCGATGTCAGGGAAATCGGTCTGTTGACCACCTATTTTGATGTTCGCGGATTCGCCATACTCCGAATAATCAATATCCAGAATGGCCTGGTGAAGCAACGCGATTGCCTTTTCAACCGGGTCGCCCTCAGCAGGCATAACGCCTTTTGTAGCCGGGTCAGCCTTATAAGCTGACGAAAGACTCATTCCAGTAGCCAGTTTCAGGCGGTTGTACCAACCTTGAATTTTGTTCAGAGCCGTCATTAGGTCATCGGCCGTAGTAAGGTCCTGCGGATTGGCGATAGTAGCGTCTACAGGTGCGACGTTAGTCAGTTTGGCCGAGAATATCATCGTCTGCGAACCGTTCTGCCAGTCGTTGATGATTCTCTGAACCTCCTGGAATGTTTTATCCATCGCGGCATAATCGGCCGTGTACTGCTTGTACCCGACTACCTGAGTATCGTTGGCTTGCTCGGAAACGATAATGCCGCTCATCGCCGCGCCAAAGTCAAAGAACAAACCGTTTACGAATCCTAACGAGTTCTTAGGTGACGTCGAAAGTAACGACTTCACAGTGCGCTTAACCAGCGTGGGGTTATCATTAACAACCCGCATACCGTACAACACGTCGGCCAATGCCGGGTTATCAGCCAACTGTTGAAAATCGAAATTGAGTTGTGACGTCTTCTGGTCGAAAGTCGCCACGATATTATCGAAGAAATAGTTCGTCGAAGCAACGTATTGCGTGGTCGTACCCTGACCCGCGAGGTCTTCGACGATGATGTTGTTTTGCTTATCGACGTACTGAATACGTGTTTGGCCTACTACCCACACCATGGTGCTCCAGAACGGGTCGGAGTCACGCTTCAGGACGTTGTAGAACGCCGCGATAGGTAAACCGCCGGGGAGATTGGCCTTATTGATAAGGTCGTTGAAGTCGTTTATCTGGGTCACAATTGCCTGCGACATCGGAACCCACTGCCCGAGCGAGGCATCGTAACTTTTGTGGAGTTTGTCGGTAGTGTCGTACCAAATAATCGCCGAATTCGACGGCGGCGTCGTGCCAATAGAAATACCTGATACAGTTCCGACGTCAATAGTTGCCATTTTGAACTTTGTTAGCGTGAATATACGTAGGTCTTGCGGTCGCCCCACACGAAATTGTAACTCATATCCCCCTGGGGATACTCGGTGATGGTGATACCGTCGGAGGTGGTTTCCCGTTCGATGCGCCACCCGGCCTCGCCTTGACCCGTACCGATAGGCGCGTAGCCGCGGTAGATAACGTCGCCACCCGAGGCGTCAACAATCGGTTTCGGCATAGCGTCAGTCAGCAACTGGACAATAGGCGCGGTGTTTTTCTCGTTACTCGTCATGGTGTATTGCTTTTTGTAAGTATTCGTCGAATGCAGCCACGAGGGGGTTAGACTCGCGTGCCTTCATGGTTTCTTCTTGGTCACCCTCGGCGTAAAGGTCGAACGGGTTTCCCGGCTGAGCGGCGGCGTCTTCTTCGCCCTCGCCTCCAGCTACAGGCTGGTCAGCGGGGCCTCCGGCCTCCATGCCCATACCCGCGGCCTCTTCGAACGGATTGCCTCCGCCCATGCCCATACCGCCCATCGCGGCCTGTTGCTGTTGTTGCTGTTTGGCGCTGATAGCTTGCTGAATAACGGAGTTTTCGATAGTATCGCCGCCCTTTTCTTCGCCGATAGCCGGGAGGTCCCATTTCTCGCGAATTTCGTCCACGGTCTGGAAAGCCTGGAGGCGTTTGATGTCCATATCCAGCTCCTCGGAAATGGTCATTCCGTTGAGGCCCATGAATACGAATTCGAAGTCGGGGTTGATTTGCTCGACGATGAACTTGTTAACCTTACGCTGGATGAATTTCAGCATCGGGTAAAGGCCCTTGTCCTTCGACTGCTCCATGCGCTGCTTTTGGCCGTCGCCGAACGTTAGGCCGCTTCCGTTGGAACGCGAAATATCCCAGCCGATTTCTGTAGGGTCAATACAGAACACCGCACAGGCGATTTTAATCAGGTATTCCATCCACGAGTTGTACTCCATATCGCGGTTGTTCTTCTGGAGGTCAACCCAGTCGATATCGCCCTCAACGACGGGCGTCTTCCACGACTGCATAACGCCCGATATCATGGCCTGCCACTGCTGCTTGAACTGCTGTAACGAAGCCTCGTTCACGTTACCTTTGATACGTAGAAGACCTTTCGGGGCCGAACCCTGCGAGAAGAAGCGGCGATTGTACTCGTCGCCCCAAAGCATCGATGTTACGACGTTGATTAACTCTTCCAACTCCGAGTTTCCGTACCCATTGGCGTAAATCGACGTGGTCGGGTTACGGATACCGAAACACAACTCCCAGGGGTAGAACTGCGCTACCTTGGCCGTTTGGTACACCTGGACGTAGGCCGGATAATAGCCATCGACCTTGGGTCCCCAGTTCTGGCGGTCGTCCATCATCGCTCCCTCAAAGTAGGGGTTGTTGTACTCGCCGTCGAAATACGATTCCGCCAGACGGAAAGTAGCGGCATCAACCGCCTGGAAGCGGACCAGTTTGCCGCGACGGTTACGAATACACTCAAACGTCATCTGGTCGAACGTCAGCGAGTCGTCTACAATCTTACGTATGAACTCGTCAAACTCGTCGCCGTCCCACGTAGCGGTATCACCACAGTTGAGGATGAAGTCGGTGATGGAAGACGCAATTTTGCGGTCCTGCGTGTCCATCTTCTGCTCCTGGCCGAACTTGGGTTTACGCCGAATAACAAAACCCGTCGAATAGCGGTCGGCCTGTGGTTCAGCGAAGTCGGCTATCTGATTCTTACGGGTCTTGATAATCGAGTTGATAATGGGGGTACGGCTCATCCGGCGCAACGTTTCGTACGAAAGCGAAAACGGCTTATCCTTATACCCCAAAAACGAGTTGAACTCCAGGGGGTCAATCAGATATGCCTTCGGGGCAACGTTAGCGGGCTTGGATTGCTGGTTGAATATTTCAGCGGCCTTGAGTATATCAGACGGGCTCTCGCTGCGCATCGCACGCTCTAACAACAGCGATTTGCGTATCGTCAAAGCCTGCATGGCGCGTTCCACCGATTCCAATCTTTCTTTTACACCGGACATAGTTGTTTTTACGAGATTTGTTTACCTATAATTGGTATCAACACAACAGTTTCAAAATGTCGTTCCGTGCCGTTTTACGAATTATCAACGCCTGATGGAGGATGTCACCCCACACTGCTACCTGGTGACCGTTCCACGTGTAATAATCCGTTTGGTCGTCGTACGAGCCATTCCATTCACCGTCGTGGCGTATATCGACAACGAGGCGTTGAAAACGCGCTTTTTCCTCGGTGGTCAGGGGCGATATGAAAGTGCCGACGACTACTAATCGTGCGGCACTTGTGGAAAGGTCATCGGCCAAAATCTGAAAGTCGATACCCATAAAATCGCCCGTTTCCAACGGTGTGTGAAAGGTTATCATTGGCCTATCAATTTACAGGTTCGCGGCTCAAATGTAGAGCGTTGTTTCCCCTCGCCAATCTTCATTTTCCAATATTTTTGGTATTCACACAACCACATTTCCACCTGGTGGAGCGATATCTCGCCCGACGGCGTAACGTAGTACCCCGATTCCAGTTTGTGCCAGTGTAGGTACGGAAAATCGCCAAATGACGATAACGCCGCCTGCGCTTCATCACGCAGGCGATAGATACCATCAATTTGACGCTTCAACGACGGGAATACCAACCGCAAACCAATCGACGCACCAGGCCCCACGTTGGTGTAGTCATCCTGGGTGAAGCGCATAAAACGGCGATAGGTATAGCGCGGTATGTAGGTAAAATCTTGATAGAATTCGTGAGCGATAAACGTCGCCGACGAGGGTAGCCCCTGAAGGAACTTGATAATCTGCTCAGGGTTGGTAGCCGTCAACACCGTCCGCATCAATTCACCTAACCGACGATGAAGCGTGGGCACCACCAAATGCGTGTAGCAGTAGTCACGCGGTTTGCCAGGCGTAGCCATCGAATTGATGAGGTAGGATGTGGTGTAGGGGTTGTTACCCGTAGCGCGGTACGACGTTATCATTTCCGCAAAGCGGTCCTCGTCGTACTGGTTGTAATCCGGAATGCCTGCTCCCCAGCCGTACTTTTCACGTGCGTATTCAAACGTCGGGGGATTGTTGAAATACCGGAATACCATCATCTTCCACACCAGATTCGTCAGCGTCAGTTCGTCGTCCAGGAGGATGTTACGTATCTGCCACTGGGAATTGTGGTCCAGTTCGCGATATACGTTGGTGAATTTGTAGTCGCGTAATATGGGGTCATCAGTCCACGGACGCGGCTTCTGGTCCAGGAACCGCCGCTTCCATATCATCTGGCGCTCAAACATCGTTCGGAAGAACTCGTGATAGTGCTCCTCGCTGACGTCAAGTGTGGCGGCAGGTAGTTTATCAGCCCAGGGGTAATGGTCAAATGTCGCCATTTTGCTTACGATAAGTTCTAATTAACAATTCACGCCGTGCTTCCGTGCTTTTCCTGACCAGCCGCCGTAACGTATCATCCGCAATCTTCATCAACGGACGTTTTGGGGCGTTTACAAGTCGCGTTTCAGGTACGCCGAGGTTTACCCTTATGCGTTTACCGCGGATTGGTTTCAGGGACTCTGCAGCGATTAATGGGCAGTAGTCGTTGCCGTGAAACGAGCGTATTACAAAAGTCGTCCGGCCCCACACCTCGGGGTCCGTCACGATGTCACCTATTTTGAAATATCTCCATGCGTTCATACGGTTAAAAACTTTGGCCCCGAAACGCTTACGAATCGGGGCCGCTGTCCTAACTACCTAACAAAATGGAAACAGAAAAGAAACTAAAACCCGAACACCGTCAGCTGACGAGGTGACAGCTGGTAGCGTTCGTTGTCGGAAAGATTGGTCTCGAGGATTTCACACGCCTTGACGTCAGTAGCCACATTGGCGTATTTACGTACCTTGTCGTTGTACTCCTCGCGGCAACGGCACATTTCGGGAGTAACCGGGTTCTCCTTTTCCTCACCGACAAGCGTGCCAGCCAGTTGAGGACCGGGACTGCAATCGCGGTCTTGCCAGCTGAAGATACGGAACGGCAATTCCATCTTGATTTCGGATGTCCACCACGCGGGAACGCTTTCGGTAGGTACGCCGCCACAATCCTCAAGTTTGCTCTCGATTTCAGCCGAGAGTGCCTGCAGTTTGGCGTTAAGCGGCGGAAGGACATCGGCCTTGAGTTTGGCCTTGATTTCCTTACCCAGTTTACCGAACTTGATGTTGGAATCGTAACCGCTGATGGCGTTCATGATGTCCGACTTTTCGATTTCGGCCTGGGGGGCTTCTTCGGCGTCGTCGGAACACGACTTCTCGATAGCGTCGGCCATCTTCTCGAAGACGTTATCGCCCTTTTCAACCTTGTCGCTCTCGGTTTCGTCGGCCACCGGGGCGAATCCTTTCAGCATGTGCTCCTGGCGTTCAGCCCGAGCACCGAGGATGATGTCACGAATGTTTTCCATCGCCACTTACCTGTTTAACGGCCTTAGCGGCCACGTATTTGCCCCACGCCCAGTGAGCCACCACTCCCGACACAAACGAGAGGATAGCTACCAGCGTGTGGATAATCTTCGCCTCATGGGCGTAAACTACCGCAGCAATCGTCAAGACCACCGCGATAATCAGAATCCACATCCACTTTTTCATAGCGTCTTATCTTTGGTTAATCACTTTATTAACATTCCGTAGAAGTCTTCAAGCGTGTACGCCTTTTTATAGTTGTACGAATCCTTCGTGTTAGCTATTTCCTCGGCCATCGCTATTAACAGTTCTTCCTGACGTGGGTCGTAAACCGACGGCGACAGCCAAGTCAACTTGACGTTGAACAGAATTTGCCCGATTTCTTCGGTACTCAGCGGCGCACCCAGAAATTTCTCGAACTTGGATTGAATCCACAGCGCCATCTTCGTAGAACTGTACCCCTGGAATACAGTCGGTGACGGCAGACGCCCGTTCAGTTCCCCTTTCAACGCGTCGATAAAACGGTTGAACGCCTTATCACCAAATCCGCGCCGTACCTTGGGGATGTTATCCGACTTATCCCCCATCAACACCTTATACAGCAAGACCTCCAGCGCCTCGGTTGTGAGGACCTGGATGTCGGCATCCAAGCGTTCGTTCCAAAAACCATCTTTCCCCGGAAAGACGTAGAATTTCATGAACTTGGAGTTGTAGTTGAAGACCGAAACCGTTGGCGTTATCAACTGGCGAATATCGCTATCGGCCGTGAGTATTACGGTTTCTTCATCGGGGAGTTCGTCCAGCGCGAAAGCCCACAACATCATCAGGTCGTCGCCCTCAGCGCCCGGTACGCGGGTAACGATTAACCCGCGTTTACGCAATAACGCTTCAAATTCACCCAGGACCTCTACAAATGCGTCGCTCCACGGTTCCTTCACCCGCGTGAGGGCGTACTTGTAGTCGTCGTACACCTCGCGTCGCCACGAGTGGGAGTCGATGACTACCACCACGCGGTTTACGTCATCACCAAATCGCCGTACCGCGGCGCACAGGTTCATCACGCATTTACGTATCAGAACCTGGCGCTTTTCGCGGTCGTCCAAGACCTCACAGAGGTCTTCGTTGCGGTAGTACGTCGAGAATATCGAAAACGACAGGTGGTACAGGAAATTACCGTCAAATACGAGGTTTATTTTCATTGCGCTATCTGGTTAGGGTTGGTATTCGAAGCAGCGATACCGCCGCGGGTTATATTAACCTTGCGGCCATCTTCAAGCCCCATCGCCATGGCGTGGCTGCTACCGATATGCCCCGGACGTGACGAGCGTAAGTCCTTGTAATTCTCGGCCACGTAATCGTTCAATTTCTGGTCCGTACGAAGCACCAGCGCGTTCACCTGCACCTGAGCCTGGAGTTCGCGGTCACGCTCCTCCTTGAGGCGGTCCTGAACACCTTTAGCCGCTCCCGCCAGATACGACCTCAAGAACGTACCGCGGTGCATCCGCTTTTCACCCGTGAATACCCGCATCAGCGCCTGCGAATCGTCGTTGCGGTACTCTTCGTAACGTTTCAGAGCCGAGCAGTACAACTGGCCAGCCAACACGTCAAACAGCCACATTACAACCTCGATATTATGCGGCTCACCGATAACGATATACTTTTGGCGTTGTTCACACACCTTGTTGCCGTTACGGTTTACGCGGTACTCATGACGCCTGCTGACTATCATGTAGCAGAAATTGTACTTACAAATTCCGTGCAGCAGGAGCTGGTCCCAGAAACCACCGCACTTACGAGCCCAGTTGTCGCCGAGTTTTTCTTCAACGACGTTAGTCGCCTGCTCGTTGTCGGCTACCGAGTCCAAATCGGCCATCGAAAGGTTGTACTGGGTGAGGAGATTCTGAATTTTAGCGGCGGCGTTGGCGGCCTCAGCCTCGGAATTGATGGCTTTTGCTCCTTCGTAGAGCCGCTGCAGTTTCTTCAGTTTCGAAAGGATGGAGTTGATGTCTTGTGTAGTTTCCATAACAATTTTGTTTTACGATTTCTTTTCCAAGAGCGAAGGTACGGCGAAAAATCGGATTCTCCAAGAGAATTTTGAAAAATCTTTCAACAATCAATCACCAAATTACCTTTCAACTCCAATTCGTACAACCGCTCGGCGTCTGGTTTGGCGTAGCAGAATATCAACTTACCACCACCCGCAACAGCCAACGCCCGTCGATAGGTTTCCTTTACACGCGCAAATTCCTCACTGCGGTAAAGGTCGTAATCACTAACGCACAACTCCCACCACCGCTCTTGACGAGACGCCCAGGCGATGACTCCTGGGCGTTCGGCTTCGATACGCTTTACAGCGGCTAACAACAGCGCGGTATATTTCCGGCGGTCGGCTTTCATAACGTAGTGTCTTCCTCGCCGAGGGAGTGCGCCAACTCCGCCAACAGACGGACGTGTACGTGCTCGTCGGCGACAATCTTGTTGATAAGTTGGATGGCCAACGCCGAGGTCACAGTTGGTGTAGGGTTGTTGGCCTGAATACGCTGAATGAGTTTTTCGTACTCGGCGATGGTGTCCTGCTCGGCGCGGATGTTGATCTGGACGGCTTCGGCCGCGCTTTTGGTCGTAATGTCCACTTTGGCTGCCGAAAACGCAGGTCGCGATACGTTACCTCCGATACGGTTAATGAAGTCGCCTAATCGGTCGTAGTGCTTCATCTCAGTGAGGGCGATACCGAGGAACGTTTCGCCAATCTGGTCAAAGATCATCCGCTGCTGCGTGTACTGGAGAATGGCCGTGAGTTCCGACGTGGGGGCCGTACCGACGTATGCCTTGTAGAACCACTCGGCCGGAACGCCGTCGTCGGGTTTGGCTTTGGAAATATCAGGATAATCAACCGCGCTATTGGCGTAACGCATCGACTCTACCAGCGCGTCAGCCATCGCTTCGACGTTGTCCTGTTTGGCGGGGTTGTGTAAGAGAATCGTTTTCATGGCTATTTAATCGTTGAACCGAATCCTCCGGCGTCGCGAAGCGAGGGCGTCAGCGTGTCGGCTTCCTCCACTTCGATATACGGCGCGGGGACGATGACCAGCTGGGCCACAACGTCACCCACCTTGAATTCCTTGGTATTCATATTCACGTTTTGGGGCTTCATTCCGGCGACCTCGCCGAAAACGTTGGAAAGCAATCCGCAGACGCTCTTGAAGAACCTGTGGACTAACGTCGGTAAGTGCCACGTCTTCTTGTAACGAGCGCGCATCGTACCACGATAGCCTGGGTCGATAACGCCCGGCGCGTTACACATCACCAGGTCCATTTTCGAACAACGCGAATTCGGGACCAGCAGGCCGCAGTACCCCTTGGGGATTTCAACGGCGATGCCGGTATCGTATTCGATGTAATCTTCGGTTTCCTTTACGGCCACTGCCACGAGGTCCAGGCCGTTATCCTCACCGTCGGGGTGAGCATACGCCGGCAGTACGGCTTCGGGGTGTACTTTCTTGAATCTTACGGTCATTTCTTGTATCCTTTTAAGTGTAATTTAACCTCTAACATCTCGCGGTCCTTCATCTCGCCACCCCAGTTGGTACATTTCTTGGTACGTAACGTGATATATTCGGGGAACGCTTCCCTTAAACGTTGTGACTCGGCGTTGGAGTTCTCGATAGTTCGATACACGGAGCAACCGCCAGCGGCGTTGGCTCCTGTCATTTTATCGAACGAATACTGGTACGAAACCACATTATCCAACCCCGCGCGGCGTAAGCCACACGCCAGAGCAAAATCCTCCTTTATGGGCCAATCACTGAACCTTACAGGCTGGCTCAGATATTGCTCGATATTAAGCCCCCAAATGGAGAAGAACCGTCCGTTGATTTGTACGTCGTGCGTCTTATCGCGGTTGAATGGCCTATACGAAAGAGCCGCCACGGCGTAGGTGTCCAACTGTTCCGCTACCCAGTCGAACATCATCGAATAGATGTATTCCTGGGCCTCGACGGTGAAATTGT